GTGCCGGTGTGGCGGATAGGCGTGAACGCGGGGTTCGCGGGGGTGACGCCGTAGGCGACCTCCGGAACGAGTCGCATCGAGTGGCGGGAGCCGTTAGCCATGACAATTCTCCTTTAGGAACGAGGTGTTTGAGCATACCAGTCGATAGTGAGACTGATTCTATACCAGCCATCCACCTTTCGACCTGGGGATCGGCCACAAGAGCGGACTATCACTTCCTGGGCATTATAGACGAGACGCCTTCCTGCGGTAAAGTAGTCCGCCACCGCATCAACGTCAGCGAGAATGTCTTGCATCCCCGATTCGGTTGGGTAGTTGACATCCACCTGCATGATGCCGGTGTGCTCGTCCGTGCCGCCAATGCCCAGGGAGGCGACGCGAGGCTGGTTCGGCAGTATAAAGACCGAGCACCACGGGGTGTCTGTGGGCTGGTCGAACTTCGTGTTCTCGTACGCAGTCGGGTGCGCTAGGCCAGCGGCGAGGTAGCCTTGGACCAGGGCGCTTCGGATATTGCTGTTTCTCATCACATGTACTCCCGAGCCTTAGCGGCCACTATGTCGTCCCAACGGACGACGTTCTTACGTACCATTCCCTGGGGAGCCTTGAACCGGCTCCAGCCGTCGTATTCGATACGCTCGGCGTAGGGGAGGTTGTTGGTGAAGAACACGGTATCCTTCAGCTCGCCCAGGTTGGCAGCGGCCTCTGCCAGAGCCCGAGCGCCCGACTGGTCCTCCGAGTCCAGCGAGTCGGTGTTGGGGCCGTTGACCTGGGTCCGCCAGTTGTTGCGAAGCACCCCGTCGTCCACGGGAGTCTCGACGATGATCAGTCGAAACAGCTCGAGGGTGCTGGCGCGTCGGGTCTTGTCGATCCGCTCCATGGTGGTTCGACCGAACCGGCGCACCTGATCCTCGAAGCGAGCCATTACCGGCGCACCTGGAGCTCGTAGATCAGCGCCAGCCCAGCCGGGGCCACGGCCTTCCACCCAACGATGGACCACGAGGTAGAGAGCCCGTACCGGAGGCGGTCGCCCGTCTGGATGGGCTCGACGGCCTGGAGGATCACACGCTTGTCGCCAACCTTCACGATCGTGCCGTCCACGTCCTTGTTTTCGTACTCGATCTCTACACCGAAGGCGTAGAACTGCTGGTCGGGTGCGTTGGAGACAGCGCCGGTCACCGGGTCGTGGCTCTGCCCCGTCCCTGGGCGCACCAGCACCATTTCCTGACCCAGCTCCTGAAGCAGGGCGTCGGCGTCAGCCTTCAGTTCTTCGTAGAGCCCCATGTCAACCTCTCATGATGCGGCGGCTGAGCGAGGAGCCCAGGAGCTTGGCGTTCTTCAGGAGCAGGTCGACGTCCGGGTACTGCGGCGCAGCCGGGGCCTGACCGGGGGTCGGTTCCGCGAAGTCGGTGGAGGTCTCGATCGGCCCCACCTTCTTGGTCACGGAGGTCACCTGCCCACCAGGGTTGTAAGTCGGGTCCGGGAGGAGCTTAGCGCCGCCCAGGGAGCGCATTGCGAGCAGGCAGGTAGCGTGCTTCAGGGCACGGGGCAGGCCGCTCCGAGGATCCTTCTCGTAGCTCGAGAAGGGGCGGTCGGCCAGCTGGCGCGGGAACTGGGTGCCCTGCTCCAGTCGCCACTGCTCTCCAACGAAGGAGTAGCGAGTGTCAAGGAAGTCTGTGGCGCGAACGATGGCCTTCTCGATCTGCTCGTCGGTGAAGGCGCTGATGTTGCCGCCTCGGTCGCTCTGAAACGACTTGAACTCCTCGACGGAGACATAGGCGTTGGCGTCCTGGATGGTGCCGGTGTCGTTCTGGACGTTGAAGGCCATCTTCGCTCTCCTTACTCAGCCGCTTTTTCAGCAGCCATCTTGCGGGCCACGTTGCGATCGAAGCCTGCGATGGCAGCCTCCACGTCAGCGCGGGTCACGTCAGCAGAGCCGAAGATCTGCTCGACAGCGGACATTGCTGGCTTGTCCAGCTTGGTCCAGTGGTCGTCCTTCTCCGGATCCAGCTTCATCAGAGCTTCCGCCAGCCGGGTGTTGCCCAGGGTCTGGTTGGCGTTGGGCACTTCCTCAGGAGCAGGCGGTGCGGGCGGAGGAGTGAGCTCCTGGGCCTTCTCGCCGGTGTCTACGACGACCTGCCAGTTGCGGTGGAGGAACTTGCCCAGGCGGTCGGCTTCAGTGTGCTGGCCCTGGTAGGTAGCATAGCCGTCAACGAACTGGAGCCCAGCCAGGGCGATGGTCTGACCCTCCAGCGGGCCGACCGTCTTGAATACGCGTGTCACTTTCATGATTCTATCCTCGATGGTAAAAAGGCGAGCCAGTTTCCTGGCCCGCCTTCGGATGGACTACTGCCGGAGAACGGGCATCACCTTAGTTGGTGATACCGTCCGCCATTGCCAGGCCCTTCTCGGAGAAGAGAGCCAGACCGCAGTACCACTTCACGCGAGTGATGTAGTTGTCCTTGTCTTCCGCCGGACCAACGTCTTCGACGCGGATACCAGCAGCTTCCTCGGCGGTCAGACCGGCCAGACCGTGGGTGCGAGAGCCGTCGTCCAGCGTACCAGCGAAGATGCTGGTGGTGTTGGTGCCGGTGCCCTTGGTCTGGTTGGTCGGGATGTAGTCGTTGCGGAAGATCGGCACGCCACGGTAAGCCGGAACTTCAGCGCCCGAAGGCAGAGTGACCACGTCGCCGATCGACGCACCGCCCAGGCTGCGCAGGAGTGCGTTGTAGGAACGCAGGGTCCGAGCGTGCATGGTCAGGTAGTCGACTTGACCGTCCTTGTCGACGACCAGATCCATCAGCTCGTCGAGGATCTCGAAGCTGAGCGCGGAGCCGTTGTCGCCGGTGGCAACCTTCTGGCCTTCGGCACAGAGGTTGATGATGCCTTCGAACTCGTCGGAAGCGCCGGTGCCGTTGATCAGCATGTCCTGGTACTTACGACCGCAGCTCTTCGCCTTGGACGCAACCTGAACAGCGGTCTGGTCGTTGCCGTCGCTGGAGCGGGTGGCTTGGATCAGGCCGTTCACCTCGGCGTCGCCGATGATGGTGGTCAGTTCGCTGGTGACCTTGGTGAAGGTCGCCGGTGCCTTGGCGGTGATGGTCGCGTCAACGCCAGCAACCTGGACGTTACCGAGGACGTTCTCGCGGTTGTACGCCAGAGCGTTACCGGAGATGCCGTCGAACGGGATGACTTCGAACATGCGGTTCACGGTGATGACGTTTTCGATGACGCCAGCCACCAGCTCGTCGAGAGCGAGTTTGGCCGATTCGGCCAGGGTTACAGATGCCATGGGATCTCTCCTTCAGTTGGCGATTGATAACAAGAGTAGCAACCGGGTCACCCGGACTCGGCCTCCTGCGGATCACCCTCCGGAGAGCCATTTGAGGAACCGGCGACCTAAGCCGCCGATTTCTCGCTGTGACGCAGATTCTCGCTCAGGCGAGAGAACAGCGCAAGCCCCGATTGGGGCTTACTTGATCAGCGACGGCCCAGTCCACCACGCGAAGCGGCTTGGCCCTTGGCCAGACCCGCCTTGATCTTGTCGGTAGCGGACATCTCACCGCGTGGCTGCTGCACTGGGCGACGCTGGCCCGGAGGAGTGCCGCCACCCTGGGGAGCTTCGCTCTCGAACAGGCGACCGAACTTCTCGTTGGCCTTCATCTCAGCAACCAGTTCCTTGATGGACATGGGCTGCCCAGTGACGCCGGAGTAGCGGCGATCACCCTGGCCGTCGACCACGAACACGCGATACTCGCCGTCTTCTTCCAGGACGTTGACCTGGGTCTTGACGAACGGCATCAGCAGCTCTGGGACGCCCTTCAGCTCAGCGATGGCGGTGGTAGCTGCGTTCTCCACCAGCAGGCCGTACAGCTGGGTCTGCAGAGCTTCGGAACGCTTGGTGACCTTCTCGAGATCTTTCGAATGCGCCTTGGCGAGATCTTCTTTGATCTTGTCGACGTTGAGCTTGGCCTTGTCGCCGTTAGCCAGCTGGCCTTCGAGCTCCTGGAGGCGGGCCTTGACAGTTTCCGCGATGCTGGCGGGGTCTTCGCCGAACTCGGCCAGAGGGGACAGGTCGGCCTTGCCCTTGAACGCCTTGGCTTCAGCGCGGGAAGCCTTCAGACTGCGGTTGAGGCCGGTCACGGCTTCCGCAACGCCCTTGTAGGTATCGTTCAGCTTGTACTTGCCGTCGGCCTCAGCGTAGAGACCACGGAACTGCTCGGGGACGTTGTCGAGAGACTCGACTTCTTGAAATTCGAAATCCATTGTTGACTCCTGGTAGTGTGGCTCACCCACAATGATTCCCGTGATCTCCACGGGTAGGATGAATCATCCATATGGATTCGACCCAGGACAAGCGCCCTGGGCCTTCGCGTGTCAGGATCGGGAATTAGCAGCAAGCGACGCGCGGGTCGGTACCGAAGCCTGCAGGCTTCGCGTATGCCTTGCCATCCACAATCTTGTAGACCTTCCAGAACTTCGCTTCGGGGCGAGGCAGGCGGATCATCTCGCCAACGTAGGTGTGGGACTTGGCGGGGAATTTGATGACGGTCATCTTGTTTCTCCATTTCTTGGGGTCGGCGACGTTGCCGACAGGAGAATACTCTCCTGAGAGTCGAAGACGGACAACAACTATTTGCGAACTATCTTGATCTCCAGGTTGGACTCGAGCCGGAACACCCCGTCCTCCATGGGCTGCAGGACGGCCCCACCGCTTACCCACTCCGCCTCCTCGGCCTCTAGAGCCTCCGCTACGGCGCGCAGCCGCTGGGCCAGGGCACGGCGGTGATGGGGCTCAACGAGCGTTACAGTGAACTCCAGGTTCGGTATCTTGGTCATGTGGAACTACCTTCACAATCTTGGGGATGGGATTGCCTATGGACCAGAGCACCAGCTCCGTGTCCAGGCAGTGGTCCGGCTCGGCGTGGGCCAGCCGGGCAGAGCCGTCCAGCTGGTGCATGAAGACCAGCTGAGCTGGACGGACTTCGATGGTACCGTCCTCCAGTTCCACGTCCATTGTTGCTGATTCTTCATACACCATGGCAGTGCCTCCTACAGGCAGAAGTCCTTGAGATCGCCTTCCATGACTTCACGCTCTTCCCGACCCATGGCGTCCACGACGTAGTACAGATTGTTGCCGTGGATGTCGGTGCTGAGGTAGCGGATAGAGACGAAGGAGTCCTCGACCATCGAACCGATACGGTTCTTGATCTTGGCGGTCTTGAACAGCTTGGCTTTGGCGGGGCTTGTGTCAGTAACTCTGAACATCGCTGTCTCCATTTCTGGTTGGGGAAGTCGAAGCAGAGTATGGACCCCGCTTCGACGTTCGACAACTGTTATTCGATGATCCTGTCGAGGATGACCGGCTGGCGCAGGCCCTGGCGCTTGGCCTCCTGGTGGGCCTGGATCTCCGCGTCAAACATTGAGATGGTGGCGACCGTGTGGCGGAACTCCACGCTGAAGCCCATGCCGTCCGCCGGGCGGCAGGACATTACGATCGTGATACGCTGAGGGCGGTGGGGCAGCACCTTGGTACGGCCTCCCTCGTTGTGCTTCTTCAGCAGGAAGCGGAGGCCGCGTTCGAGCTCTTTCGGGGACATCGTTGTTTCTCCATTTCTGCGTCGGCCCAGTCGACCGACGCTGAGATGATCTAACGAACTTCGACAGAGGACAATAGCCTCACTCAACAACCACGCGCTGCAGGACGGTCTGTGCCTGGCCCTTGTACTCGGTGTGCTCCTTCACGGTGCCCTTGATGGTGAGCTCTGCACCGGGCTCCGCTGAGAAGCTGGGCGACTTGACCACCAAGCAGGCTCCGGTCACGGACTCGACCATCGTAGTCACGTATACGCGCTCGTAGCGATCGTAGGAGCCATAGGCGGGGCGGTCGAAGTACGCGCTACGCACCACGGTCACCCGGAAGCTGAGGCGCTTCTTGGGCTCACCCAGGTGGAGCTCGGGGTGCGGCTCCGGGAGCAGCAGTTCTGGTACTTTCAACGCAACGACGAGGCCCAGGGTACGCATGATGGAGCCCTCCTCGAAGCGTTCGTAGCCCCGGCCCAGCCACGTTAGGTAGTCCCTGGGCGCTTCCCTGAACTCCTTGCCCCTGTAGGGGCCGACTGGGAAGATGCCCTTAGCGAGCATGGCCAGCCGCTCCGCTTGGGCCGCTTCCCGCTCTGCAGCCCAGGCCGCTTCCCGCTCCTCCTGCTCCCGCTTGCGACGCTCGAGAGCCTCGGCGGAGGCCCGCTCGATGGTGCGCATTTCTGCGCCCAGGGTGTCGCGGTCGAAGCGGAGCTCCAGCCCGGCGCTCTCGGCGAACGCCTCAGCCTTCGAGATGGCCTCGTCCAGGTTCTGGGACAGGTTGAAGTGGTGCAAGGAGCGGACCTCACGGTGGACCTGCCCCTGGTAGACACCGTTCACCACGGCACCTCCCATGGGACCTCCGCCCCGGATGTAGGTCTCATGTTCGTAGGTCTCGCGGAGGGTGTAGAAGGCACCAGTGGCACCGACGCTGATGAAGAGGTGGGGCGCGAAGCTCATGTCGTTCTCCATTTCTTGGTATTGTCGAAGGGCAAGTGTGCCTGCCGCTCCGAAGATGGGCAAGTGGCCCCGTTTCCGGGGCCGTGGGCCGTGGGCCGTCACACCCGATTGATGTACCAACCGATCAGGTGGTGGACAGCTCGAGCCTCGTCGAGAAAGTCCCAGACGTCAGGGACGAAGGCCATCGGGTCGTTCTCAGCGACGGAGAAGTGGTCGACCAACCAGCCCCGTTCGCCAGGACCATTGATATCTTCGCAGGCGTAGATGGTGGCCATTTGGTCGCCGACGGTGACGGCAACACCGAACCAGTCAGCGACGATCTCGCGAGCGGGCTTGACTTCGGCAGCTGGAAGCAGCTCAGCGAGGAAGGCTTGAAGAGTTTCGTAGTTCATGATTTTCTCCATTTCTGCACCGGGACCGCCCCGGCGTAAGACTATCTTCGCCGGGGCGGAGGCAAAAGGCAATCGATTATTTGACAGAGCGAACTACGTGGTCGCTGGCCCCGAGACTGATGTACCCAGTCAGGCCGTTCTCCTGGAGCACCTCCAGGCAGACCTTGGTGCCGAGCAGAGCGACCCCCAGGACGTGGAACACCTTGGTCTGGCCGTTTTGGCGAACTTCGATGGTGTCGCCCTTGCGGGTCATCAGGGCAGTGATGGATTCGCGGGTCATTGTGTCGCTCCTTTTCTGGGGTGTTTCGTTTCGATGAGCCTATTGTGTCAGTCCCATCGAAGAGCGACAACAACTTTGCGACAATACTTTCGCAATGCCTTCTCGAGAGCGCCTAGGTGGGCTTCTTCAGGCCGCGACGGGCTGCCTGACGCGCTCGACCACGCGGACCTGGAGCTCACCGCCCTCCAGGCGGAACGACAGCCCACGGCGAGCGCACTCGTCGTCGTAGCGGTCCTGGAGGTCCTGGGCACGCTCCACATCGCGGTCGGCCAGCTGGGCCAGGGCGCTCAGGAAGTTGCGGCGGAGCTCCTCCCAGGCGGAGACCTCTTCGGGAGTGGCAGGGCGGAAGGTTACGAGACGATGTGGCATGGTGAATCTCCTTTTCTGAAATGAGGAGCCCCGGCGGACCGGGGCGGGGTGGTTAGTAGGCGCCTGGGTGAAAGACGTTCTGGCCGTCTTCGTTGATGCCGTCTTCGTTGTAGGGTGGCTCGACTTCGTCGGGGCAGGAAGCGAAAGGAAGGTTATGACCTTCGACAATCGCCAGGTCAGCCTTGGCTTTAGCGATGAACTCGCGGCTGTAGCCCTCGGCTTCCAGGCTAGCGACCAGTTCGCGAGCTTCGATAACTTCTTCGGCGGTGGAGCAGTTGATGATCTCTGATGCCTTCATGACTCTTCTCCTTTTCTGTTTCGGCGTCGCGCCGTTCGATGAGCCTATTGTGTCAGGCCCATCGAAGAGCGACAACAACTTTGTGTCAATACTTTCGCAACGCCTTCTTGAGAGCGCCCAGGGAGGAGTGGACCTCGACCAGCACCGTGTGCCCAGGCTCCTCCTCGCTCGGCTGGTCGATGGTGTAGTCCTTCCCGGACAGGACCACCTGGAGCACCTTCCCGCTCGGGCGGCGAACCTCCAGGCCGGTCGTGCCGGCCTCCTTCAGAGCGGCCACCGTCAGGCCACAGACGTTCGTGCACTTGTCCAACTTAGTCTCCTATGTGCTTCATGAGCATCTTCACCATTTCCGAGCGGACGATGTCGCCGCCCCGGAACTCCACCACGCTGACACGGTGGTCCACACCCTTCAGCCGCTCGGCCATCCAGGCGATGCCGTTGTCCTCCTTGAAGGGCAGGTCGCACTGGGCCGGGTCGCCGTTCAGCGAGAAGGTCGCGTTCTCGCCCATGCGGGTCGCCAGCAGCTTCATCTGGGCGATCGTCGCGTTTTGCATCTCGTCAGCGACCAGGAAGCAGTCGTTGAAGGTGCGTCCGCGCATGAACGCCAGCGGGGCGATCTCGATGATCCCGTCTTCCCGGAGCTTCTTGGCCATGGTCGGCCCAACGAGGTCGTTGACCGCGTCCATCAGCGGGATCAGGTACGGGTGGAGCTTGTCCTCCAGGTCACCTGGGAGGAAGCCCAGGGCCTCTCCCGCCTCGACCACGGGCCGGGTCAGTACGACCTTGTTCACGCGACCGTCGGTCAGGGCCTTCAGAGCCGCGTAGACCGCGAGGAAGGTCTTGCCGGTGCCCGCTGGGCCGGTGGCGATGGTGAGGGGAGTCTCATCGAGTGCTTCCAGGAGCTGCGCCTGGGTGGCCGTCTTGGCCTTGACCAACCGCTTGATCTTCAGCCCTTGGGATTCGTCGGGCTTGTGTGGGTAGCGCTGCTCGCGTCGTTTCATGGGGTGGCCTCGGGAAGTGAATCAACGCCCTTCAGCATACCGTGCCTCGGGGCGTTCCGTTGTCAGTTGTCGTCTGCCAGATGATCATCTTCCTCGCCGCACTTGGGGCAGAAGACACCGAACTCCGTCGCGTAGAACAGGTCGTTGCCACAGGAGCAGACGTAGCTCTCCGTCGGGGCGAAGGGCAGCTTGAAGATGCCCTTCATCGTCTTGCACTCGGAGCACTCCAGCTGGGTGGTGCCCACGGGTGCGATCGCGTGCCATTCGTGACCACACTCCAGGCAGCGGGCTGGGCCGCTAGCGTGGGGCGTGCGATCTTCCTTTGCCTTTGCGAAGTTGATGATCTCAGCCATTTCAGAGCCCTGCCTTGTCGAAAGCATCTGGATAGCGACCCCGGAGCTGCTCCAAGGTCAGTTCGTTGCCGTTCCGATCGACGTACTGGTTGAGCTCCAGCCCGCCCTGGCGGAAGAGCTTGCCCTTGGCCGCCCCGAGGACTTCGTCCTGGAACGCGGCGGGTTGCTTCTTCAGCCATCCGTTGTAGTTCGTCGCCTCAGGCTCATGGCCGATGTTCTCCCGAGACCACTTGTCCCGAATGCGGGCCACCGCCTTCCGCCGGTCGGCCTCAGACATGTCCTTCCACTTGTCTCCGGCTGCCTCCCTGGCCTCGGCGCGGAAGTCCTTCTCACGGGTCTTCCGAGTCCGGGTGTCCTTCACCGTCGCCCGCTCACCGAGTATCTGCTCACCGCCCAGGATGGGAACCATCGTGGTACGGCAGTTGATATGGAACGGAGGACGCGCTCCAGGGGGCGAGAGCTGCTCCACGCCTGGAGGCAGGGGGTTGCTTCCCACTGGGGCGTATTGTCCGTCTCGCGCACGGCAGACGGCGCTCGTGCGCCCGTCCAGGGTGGCGGTCACCCTCAGCCCGACCAGGATGTCCGCGTTCCGGCTCCAGACCTCTTCGCGGGCCACGTTGGACGTGTGGTTGATGGCGGTTCGCACCACGGCCTCGGCATTCCGCCGACTGATGGTCATCGCCCCGTCCTTGTAGTTGTTCGCTCGCGTCCCGACCACTCGACGGACGATGGTGTCAAGGTTCTCACCCTGGGCCAGCCCAAGGCGCACCGCCTGCTCCAGCCGTTGCCGGTCGGCAACCTCCAGGCTCTGGAACCACTCGCCCAGGAGCTTGCCATGGAACGGTCGGGAGACGGCCACAGCGCGAAGCTGGGAGACCTCAACGCCGGTCAGCTGGAGCACCACCGGCGAGGCGCTCTCGATCGTCTTGAGCTCCACATCGGCCTCGATGACGGCGAGCTCCTCCAGCGACTTTGTCGTCTCGCCGGTCACCTGCTTCCACCCGGCCTCGCGCACCAGCGCCACATCAGCGAAGATGGCCTGGAGGCGCTTCTCCTGGTTGGGAGTGAACGACAGCGGGGTGCCGTCGGCCAGCCCCACAAGGTCGCGCCGGAGCTTCTTCGTTACCTCTGCGTCGATGCTCTCGAGGAGCCGAAGAATGCGCTTCAGCTCCCCGACAGTGAACCGACGGAGGTCGATCTGGTGCCGAAGCGCCAGATCGAACAGCCTGTCGTTAGCATTCGCCATGTTGGTTTTCCTCTCCCATCCCGAACCGGATGCACCGGCCCAGGAGGATGCCTACGAGAAACGAAACGGCCAACCATGCGAGCATCAGCTTCAGCACGATCACTGGGCACCTCCAGTCGGCGGCACAGGCGGTTGGTTAGGGGCCGGTGGCTCGTTCGGGTCGGTCTTCGGCTGGGCCGGATCCAGGTCGAGGCTCGGCATGCCGTTGGCGGCCTCTTCGTCCAGCAGCTCCTGGTCGGCTTCAGCGTCGAAGTCTCCCTTCAGCAGGGCACGGCGCTTCAGTTCGTCCAGGTAGGCGGAACGGCTGATGTCCTTGGCTTGGCGAGTCTTGAACAGAACGTCCAGACCGGCTTGGTCGCCCATGGTCAGGCCGAACTCGGTGTTGAACTCCACTTCACCACCCGACTCGAGCTTCATCCAGGCCGCGTGCATGTCGAGCGCCTGCTCAACGGCGTCCGCGAAGACCAGGGTGGTAGCCTTGAGAGGGCTGATGGCCTCGGCAGAGTCCAGGGCGCGGGCGGTGGCCGTCTGGGTGCCGGTCTGCTCCTTCAGGTAGGTCGCGCCGTAGGCTGCCATCTGCCCTTCGAGGGCTTCCAGGTCCTTCTGCCCAGCGGTCAGGGCCGCGCCGGTGTGCTCCACGTAGTAGAACTTGCCGTCGGGGGCCGTAGTCGTCAGCAGACGGTTCGGGCCGACCACCAGGGCGTCAGCATCCTCGCTCGAGACGCCGGAACCGGCCAGGAGCGGGAAGCGGGCCACGGTGAGGCAGTTGCGCTGGTCGGAGGAGCTCTGCCAGTGGGTGACGTTCATGTGAGCGAGGTCGAGCAGCGGGGGCTTGGCCTTCATGACCGACTCGCGACCGTTGGAGTAGAAGGTGACCAGCGGCACGAAGTCCAGGCCAGTTTCCCACTCGTCTTCCTTGGTCCATTTCTTGTCCTTGACAATCCACAGCTGGGTCCGCCCAGGCTCGAGAACGCGGATGCGCTGAATCGTCTTCTCCTCCCAACCGTCGACCACCGTCTCCTCTTCGAGGATGCGAACGTGGGTCAGCGTCTCGACCCCGTTGATCATCTCAGCATGGGCGAACACGATGTTCTCCGGGCAGACGTGAACCCAGTAGGGGCGCAGGCCGTCCTTGCGGTCGTCTTCCAGGGTCCGGGGCTGACCGTCCTCGCGGGCCTGCACCCTGGGGAACTCGATGAGCACGTGGGAGAACGCCTTGGCGTAGCCCTCGCGGAACCAGTTGCGGAGGAACACGACGATGTCGTTACCCTGGAGGTCGATGTCGTCCATGTGCTTCTCGATCTCCGATGGCACCTTGTCGAACTTCGGAGCCTCAGCGAACGGCTTGGAGACCAGACCCTCCAGGGTCCACTCGAAGTAGTTCACCAGGACGTTGGTCTCGAGGCGCTCCTTGTAGTCGTCGCTGTATTCGCGGCGATGCTTCGGGAGGTAGGTCTCGCCCGCTTCGCGCATGGCCTTGGTTCCGCCCAGGAGGGCGTTGACCAAGTCCCAGTCGGGCTTCATGTACTCGTAGGCGCTACTCGGCGTTGCCGGGGTCGCCTCCTTCTTGGCTTGTTGGCTCATCGTCAGAGATCCTTGGTTGGGTTGGTGGTGCCAGCTTTGCGATAGAAGCGAGAGCCGAACACTCGAACTCCCACCCACATCACTCCGCCGACGAGCGAGGCTATCACAGCCAGAGCTGGGGTCGGGGCCGAGGAGGCAACGCACTGGAACAGGCTGCCATCAGCCAGGGCCTGTCCCACCTGAGCGGCATAGTCCTCGTCGTGGGCCTTGCAGCAATAGGTCCACCAGCCTTCAGGCCAGAACGTGCAATAATCCATGGTTGTCTCCTACGGGTCGCTAGATTATCGGGCCGCGACGGAGGAACAGCAAGAGGGTTCCGTCAGAACCCACCGCTCTTCACCGTCTTCCGTACTGCCAGGACTCGGTAGCGGAACTCGTCCGCGATGTGGTCCTCGGCGGTTGTGTCCACGTCGTCCGGGTCTTTCTCATCCCGAGGGATCGAAGGCACGGTCTCGATGAACTGTTGACAGTTCGCCAGGATGAACACCCCTGGCTCCTCACGCGGGCCGCCAGCCTTGGGCGGGAGAGCCCCTTCGAGCATCCTCCGGATGGCCTGCCAGCCCTGCTTCCGCGAACCTGGGCTCTTGTTGGCCTTCTCCCAGAAGACCTTCTCCTTCTCCATGTCCCGAGCGATCGAGACGCCGTTCTCCTCGTCGTAGATCGAGGAGTCCGCTGGCCCAGGCTTGACGCGCCCGGCGATGCCCCAGTCGTCCTCCCGGTCACGGATGCCGATGGCGATGTTCTTCGCCAGCATCTTGACGCCCTCGTTCCGGTTGCCGTTCCAGCCGTACCACTCGGCGATGCGAATCAGGTCGCCCCGCTTCCGGCCATAGGTCACGCCGTTGATCGTGAGCGGCTCGCCATTGGACTCGGCCCACCAGCCCACGCTGAAGGGCTTGGACGAGCCCCAGTCGAAGGAGCGGTCGATGCGCCAGCCACGAGGGATCTTGGTAAGGTCGAAGGCCGGGAGTATGTGTCGCTGGGAGTCCCAGATGTCGTCGAACATGCCGCCAGAGGTGACGTCCCAGGAACCGTCGATCCAGGCCGCCAGCTCAGCCGGGTTCCGGGCCGCAGCCCGAATACGCTGGATGTAGTCCGGGTCAGCGTGGAGCAGGATCCGGTTCTCGTGGATGTTGCCGTGAATGGCGACGCGTGGCGGCTCCAGGTCACCGTCCCGGTACGAGTCGCGAATGACCTTGCCTCGGTAGTGAGGCAGCCGGAACCGGCGCTTCACCCAGTTGTGCCCAGGACCATATGGGTTCGTGGTGGCGCGGAACTTCCTGGGCATGCCAGGGACGGTCGAGCGGGAGCACGACATCATCGACAGGTAGCAGGTCGGCTCGTGCCAGTTTGTCAGTTCCTCGAACCCGATCCAGGGGTAGGCGTGGCCGTGATAGTTCCAATAGTCGGAGGGCGACTTCATGTGGCGAAGGAGGAGCTGCTCTCCGTCCGGGAACGTCCACGTGTGGTCACCCTTGTTGTACTTCGCCTCAGGGAACATCAGCGGGAACCACTTCAGCGACTTGTTGATCAAGTCGACCAGCTGGGGATAGGTCTGGCGGAAGAGGATTCCTCGCCACTCTGCCCCGAAGCCCTGGCCGCAGTGCTGGGCGAAGTCCATGAGCAGGGCGTCCGTCTTCCCTGGGCCTCGAGTTCCCTCGTAGAGGGTCTCGAACACGGGGCAGGCGAGGAACGCCTGTTGGCTACCCTCCTGGGGTGCCCACACCGGGTAGATGACGTTGGAGCCGTCGCGAACGACGGGCCGGAGCCCGCCTAGTGCGTCAACCTCCCACTTGACAGCAGCGGCCATCAGTCGTCCGCTCCTGGCTCATGGCGGGTGGTGCCCCGCGCCTTCTCGCCGAACTCCTTCTCCCAGGCATCGGCATCGGCAGCCTGCCCAGGGACGACCATCACGCCTCCGCGAACGGTCTGGTCGACGGTCACCTTGTCGCGGTACTCGGCGATGTGGCGCTTGGCCTTCAGCTCCAGCATCCGGTCGGAGTAGCGCCGCACAGTGCCGACGAGCTCGCCCTTCTGGTACACCGGCTCGTCCCAGCCTTCGATGGCACGGCGGTGGATCTCCTGCTCGATCGACTCACGGTAGTCGGACAGCGCCAGCTGGAACATCTCCTCGAACTCGGGATGCTTCTTGCGGGTCTGGGTGATCGTCGAGGGCACAACGTCGGCTGCCCAGGCGGACTTGTTGACGAGGCCCGTCTTGGCGAACGCCTGGAGGAAGATCTCCCAACGATCCTCGGTGAACTTTCGGCCAGTGCCGGTGTATCGCTGAGAGCCGGGCTTGGCTCCGAGGTGGCGGTTATTTTCGTCAGTCATGGTGGTTGGTCCATCAGCAATTTGCCGTGAATCTTCCTTCGCGGAGCGCCTAGAGACAAGAGCGAAGGCCCCTGGACTGATACCGCAACGCCCCTTGTCTTCCTGCCCAGGGAGGCTCCGCTGGACTCGGGTTACTCTAGTTGCTCACATGACCTTGCTTTATCTAAAGACAGCTGTGACCCGCATGCCCACAGGGTCCTAGAGGGGAGACTCTAGTTACTCTACTTTCTTTAGAGAGAAGAGAGAGTATAAAAAGAGCCTTCCCGAGGCGGTGATCCCGCGCCTGGGCCTCAAAAGCCTAGCGTTTTAAAAAGGGCTGAGTAACTCAAGTATCTAGAGTCGGGCGCTGCAACCTGTTGTTTTTACAGGCTTTTAACGCAAAAACCCGACTCTAGTTCGTCAAACCAACTAGAGTCGGGCTCGGGCAACCTAAGTCGGGCGAACCTAGGCGTTGCGGCAGCCGTCAACGACTGGGTCGTTCGGTCGAGCGTGCCTCGCACGGGCACACGCTTCCTTCTGCTTGGGGTTGCAGCGACACCCCTCGCTCGCCCGGTTCTCCCGCACGACCGCACCCACCTGCCGGTCGATCTGGGCGATCGCCTCTCCGATGTTGGTCAGCTGCTCGGGGACGATCTTCGAGACCTCCACCCCGCCGAACTTCTGGGTGCAGTCGTAGTACCGGGGCTGGATGTCCACGCGCCACTCGCCCATCTGCAGGGACGTTAGCCCAGGGGCAGGCCACGCGTCCGGATCGCAAGCCCTCAGAGCGTCCAGCTCGTCGACCACCTCACAGCGTCGAGCAACCAGGAAGGACTCTGCCTGGGCCAGCTCCCGACGGAGCTCCTCGACCCGCTCTGCGGCCTGGATGGCGTGGCTGGCGGCGACCAGCACCGCTCGATTGCCGAGAAGAATGTCACTCATGTCGACCTCACTTCAGTAGGTGAGCGAAGTGGGCACGTGTTTCGGCCCGGAAGGCGTCCTGCTCCTCGGCAGTAACCTCGCGGAAGCCCTCCTGGAGGTTCTCCTCGGCGGGTTCTTTGCCCAGGGTGATGGAGCAGCGGCGGTCCTTGTCGCGGACCCAGTAGCGAGCCTTGGAGCGCGGCCCAATGGCGTCGACGATGTCGTTGGCGGATGCGTCGTTCAGCGTTGTCATAGATACCTCTGTCAGCTAGTTTTGGTGGAACGGCCCATCACCGACCCACAGTGTCCGCAGCAGCGGCGACCCTGGACGATGAAGGATGTGTGTTTGCTGGTCTTGCGATCGTTGATGGCTCCGCATTTCTGGCAAGTCATGATTCGGCCCTCGTGGTTCGTTAGGCGCTCATGGTCGCTGGAGGCGAACGAAGAGGCAAGGCCGATGTGTCAAGGTTGGCGAACCTCTCGCGATGGCGTCTCAGTTTCTCCAACTCGTGTGTTGTGTGCAGCTCCCAGGTCCACCGTCCGTTGTCCTCTGTCCAACGTCGAAGGTCCATAGTCAAGCGTCGGATCGAACCACGGCGACACGCTCATGGGACAGCGTCCTTCGCACTGCGACCAGGAGTTCCCGGACGTTTGTCCACACTTCGGACACGTTACCACATCGCCCATCGCGCTATCTCCCAGAAAGCCCAGCCGAGGGCGGAGAACGCCAGCAGGAGGTTAGCCTTCAGCAGTAGCAGCTTCATTCGCCACCTCCAGCAGCACTTCGCCATGGCACTTGCGCGGTGCGCACCAGCACAAGAGGTCTCGCCCACGGAGCTCTCGCCTTGCTCGCTCAACGAGCTCAGGCTGGCCCAGGAACCACTCGCGGTGCTTCTGGATGACCTCCTCTCGCGTGCCGTCGCGGCCCACCTCGAAGGGATTGCCCCACTCCGACGGTCGGCCAATGTAGACAGGCCCCTGGACCATCGTCCCGACCTTCCGAGCGTTGTAGAGGCGCGGTGCAGCATCGAATCGGGTCACATTACCCTCGGCCTCGCGGCTAAGCACTTCCTCTGGGCGGGTCATCGCGGTTCGCCCAGGCACTTCAGCATCAGCTGTGGGTCGCCCGCGCTCTCCTGAGTCGGGATCTGCTTGGTGTTCTTGGGCAGGAACTCGTAGACGATCTTCTTCTCCGGGCCGCAATGTCCAGAGGCGTCGATGGCGTCGTCGAGACGGTAGATGCCCGCCTGGGCGACATCGGTGGTGTAGCCTGCTCGGCTGGGTCTCCAGTAGCAGTCCCACTCGCCGGACCAGATGCGCACCAGCCGGTGGCCGTGCTCGGTCTTCCACTTGTGCAGGAGGACGTAGCGTCCGTCCGGGGCGACCTTACGCTTCAGGCCGCGAAGGGTCTTCTTCATCTTGCTTCTCCTCGGAACAGTGGAACGGCCCAGCGTCCGGCTCCTTGTCCCAGTGGTCTTCGTAGTTGGGGCAGTGGCGAACGACCTTGAAGCCGTCGCCTTCCATGTCCTCTCCGCAGTTCGGGCAGGGCATCAGTTCGGCCTCTGCTGGCGAATCTTGGAGCACTTGCTGTGGTTCACCTTCCTGGAGCCCCGAGGCAGGCCGCACACATCGCAAGTCCTTGGGCAGGACAGCCCAAGGCGGCGGTAGCGCAGCGGCATGTCAGGAACAAAGGTCTTGCTCGTCATGTCACTCCTCCTTGTGGTTGACGTTGAACTTCAGGATCTTGTCGGCGATGTCCGACAGGACGCTCGGGGCCTCGATCAGGCAGTTGTCGCTCTGGTGGATGCCTTCGCCGGAGAACTGGTCCTGCTCCTCGAAGAACTTCATGACGCGATCGAACACGGCGTCCTTCGTCTCAGCGTTCACCCGGAAGGTCACGACGCGCTCGTCGTTCTCGAGGCGGTGGACCGTGGTGCCCTGGCGCAGGCGGTCGTGCATCGCCATCATTGCGTTGGCGAACCAGCCCAGCAAGAGGTCGTGCTCGTCAGCCTGTCCAGGGAACGTCTTCACGAAGAAATCGGCCCACGCCTTGGCGTCCGGGTTCGCGTGGATGGAGCGATCGTAGTCCCCACCCGAGGGTGCCCAGGGATCGGTCTGCGCGATGGGGGCGGCGTTCAATGCGGCCACGTCGTCGAGTGCGCGGTTATACGCCTCAAGGCCAGCCCGAACCACGGACATGGTCTTGTATTCTTTCGGCAGGTGATCGGTGCGCTTACGTTCAGGCAGCCGGATGGGCTGCTGCTCGGTCTGCGCGGGGCGGGTGAGTGCTGCGACGATGCGTTCGTGCTGGGCGACGGCCATATACTCCCCGTCGTCATCATCGGTCATGTACGCCTCAACCTCAGAGGCGCGCCCGCAATGCGGCACGCTGGTCGTCGGGCTGAACCGCTCCACCGCCTCCCGCTCATCCTGCGCCGGGGCTGGCTCCTTTTCTATGTTGTCCATCACTTGCCTCCAAGGGCGATCATGAGATAGGGGTCGACGTCTGTTTGCCGACGAAGCCACTTTACATAGTCCGAAGGAAGTTCGGCAATCAGCATACCCTTGTGCTTGCCGAAGGGCATGTGCGTTGGGATGCGAGCCCGTTCGGAGGCTTCCCAGAGCTCCTCCATCGACTTGATGCCCAGCTCGTGGCAGACTGCCCAGAGGATGAAGCCGCACATCTGAACGTCGGCACCGGCGCTGTGGGCACCCTTAGCCCAGCCAGCAGCCCGACTGGGCGACAGCATGTAGACGAGGGCGAGCTGCTTGTGGGAGTCGGCGTCGGGCCAGAGCTGGCGAGCCAGGGCGAGGGTGCAGATGCGCTTGACGTCGGGCTTGCCGATGACTTCCCAGTCGTAGTCGACGTTGTGGCCGATGATGTATTCGGTGCCTTCGGGCAGGGCGAACTCGGAAGCGGGCTGGGCGTTCTCCACGTCCGCGTTGGAGATGAAGTGTGTCGCCCAGGCACCGCACTCGATGGGCTTGCCGGGGTTGAAGCGTTCGACCTGGGGGTCGGTCCACAAGGGGCGGAGCGCCCCGTGCTCGTTGAAGGCGACGGCCAGGAGGCCGGATTCAACAACGACCGGCTCCTTCATGCCGGTCGTTTCGGTGTCAAAGACGTATGCGTTCGGTCGTTTCATTCTCGCTTCCTAAGTTTGAACAGGTAGGTCGCTCTCCCGTTGGACGGGTGGCGGTAGGGGGTGACGGAGATTCGCCCAGCGTAACAGAGAGGCAGGATCAACCGGCGCAGCTCGCTCGCGTTGGAGTTCAGACCGTTCACCAGTTCCTCCAGGGTTCCGCCACAAGGGAGGCTCTCCAGGAGGTCGATCAACTTCTTCTGCATTTCACAGTAACTCGGTTTCATGATGCACCCTCCCCGGTTGTCAAGGAGGGTATTATCCAGCGGAGCGGCAGCCCACGGCACGTGCCGCTGGACGGCTAGTCGTCCTCATCCTCGATATCAAACTTCGGCGGCTCGGGCTTCTTCCAGAGCTTGCCTTGATACTCGAGCCGACGAAGCTCCTCTTGGAGAACCTTCAGGTCGTGGTACGCACGCAGCTTCTTCCACAGCCGGTTGCCCATGAGGTCGACGACCTTGATCCCGAACCACAGCACCAGCGCGAGGGTCGGGAGGACACTGACCACGTAGGTGAAGACGCCGGTCCAGTACATGATGGCGTAGGCGTTCATCATGGCTGGCGGGCCTCCAGGCGGAGGTTGCGCTGGCGACGGCGCTCGCGCTTCGCCTCGGCGGCAGAGAGGCGTGCCTGGGACTCTTCCGGGGAACGCTCAGGGCGGCTGCGCACTAGGCGCTCGTAGCCCGGCCCACGGCGCTCGGAGAGGGAGGTCTGCCCGAAGGGCAGGACGGAGCCGAGGCCCATCATTGCAGCGATGGCCAGGGCACGCATCGAGGCGGTTCGTTTCATGGTGTCACTCCTTAGATTCGCTCAAGTTCGTTGAGCAGCCTTCGCATTACCTCTGGGCCGACTGACAGACCAGAGAATTGGGGTTGCATTTCGACCTGCACCAGCGCCCGGTGCCGATGGGCGTTGAACGGCTGCCCAGGGACGAGGTGCTTCCAGATCTCCTCCGCGTGCTCGGTGTCGAACAGGTCGGAGTGGGGAACGTGCAGGCCGATGACGCTGTCAAGGGCTTCCAGCTCGGCGTCGCCGATGTGTCCAGGCATGCCGATCTCAGCCATCGACTTGCGGATCTCGTCCGGGTCACGGTGGAGGATGACCTTCCGCGCCGGGTGAGCGTTGACCCAGTCAGCCCAGCGCCAGATGCCGGTGCAGGAGACGCCGACCACGGCACCAGCAGGGGCCAGGGCGGGCAGGCGCTCGTCCCAGTCCGAGTAGTGCTCGGTGTACAACGGGTCGTGAACGCAGTGGATCGCGTCCGTTGTCAGCCAGTTCGACGCCCAGGTGGTGCCGGAGCGGGGCAGGCCAATGATCATGAAGTCAATCATCTTCCTTCTCCAGTCGACGATAGAGCTCTTTGCGGCAGGCCGCGCAGTTCTCTTTGTGGTCGTGGTGAGCGTCCTCGAACGCTTCAGGGTCGGGCCGCAGGATCATCAACTTCTGGCAGAGCGACCGGGGGTCGCCCTCCATGAAGTAGTGGAACTTGCGGGCTCCACCGTTGGGCTTGGTCCAGCCCTGGCACTTAGCCACGACGGGCCTCCTTCTTCATTTCCTTCACGCGCTTCTTGCTAGCGCCGTAGGCTTCGGCGTAGCCAGCGGCCTTGAGGCCGTCTTTCTTCTGCTTGGCCTTCTGGAGCGCCAGCTCCATCGCGGTCGGGATGCGCTCCGCCGGGGCAGTGCCGCCCACGCGGACGGTGGCGGGTTCTTTGTCCTTCGGTATCAGCTGAGTCATTTCAGTTTCCATTGCTTGGATTGGTCGATGAGTTCACGGAAGGCGATGATGCCGTCCTTCCGCATGTGGCGGCGGTTCTGGGAGAACCAGTCTTCCATGACTTGGCACGGGCTGCGCAGAACGACCAGCGGCCCCGCCGTGTAGCCGGAAGAGGTCTTGACGATCTCGGCGAAGGTCTGGTTGACCACGACCACACGCTCCATACCCTGGGCCACCATGTGCTCGAGCTCTTGCTGAGAGCTGGCGACCACGGAGTCTGGGTGGTTCTGGAGGAAGAGCCGGTAGCAGGCTTCCTTGACGATGTCAGGAGTGCCGTAGTTGGCGTACTCCATGTCAGGAACATTGTCCGCGATCATCTGGCTGACCGAGTCGGCCTTCCGGGTCTCGAACCACATGTCCTTGGCGTGGAACTTCAGGTCGAAGGTGCTCACCGTCTGGCGGTCGCGCTCCAGCCGGAGGAACTCGGGCTTCATGCTGTAGCCGTACTTCAGCTCTGTCTTGCAGACGAAGAGGCCGTTGACGTAGAGCTTGCCTGGGTGGTCGTGGAGGATCTGCCCACGGGAGGTGTTGTCGACCTCGCCCACGGAGCTCCACATGTGCAGGTTGGAGTCGTGGATAGCCTCCAGGTCGGCCTGCGAGAGGCCCTCCAGCAGGAAGGTCAGGCCCTGGCCCCGGTTCTCCGGGTACGAGCTGTCTCGGATCGCTAGGACCTCGTCGTCGAACTGACGCGACCGGCGGAACTCTGGAGTCCACTTGCGGTCGTGGTTCAGGACGGTGACCTTGATGCCCTCGCGGGTCAGCACCAGCAGCGCGATCTTGTAGCCCTCGCCGAAGGAGCCGATCTTGTCCTTGGCGTCGGCCTTGGAGGTGGTGCCCAGGAGGAGCGTCTTGGGCTCCAGGCGCGCAAAGCGGCTGGTGATGCTCAGGGAGTCGGGGCCGACTGTGTACTCGAACGGCGAGTCGCTGTCGAGGGCGTTCTGGAACAGCTCTCGAACAGCCTCCACGACGCCCCAGTGGCGGACGTAGGTTCGGCTGAGCGGGAGCTCGTAGATCTTGTCAAGCATTTCTGTTACTCCGTTTCTGCTGTGTTGGCGGGCTTACTCGACCCACACCCGATGGTACTTGGCAGGCAGTTCCTTCGGGCAGGGGCGCTCGCCGTTCTCGTCAATGATCCGAACGCACTTCTTGGTTGTGTAGGAGATGTGAACGTCCGGAGCGTCCAGGGCAGCACAGACCGAGGTGATGATGCCCCAGGTCAGGGCGGCAACGGCAGCAGAGAAGAGAAGAGTGGATTTCATGGCGAGCTCCTAATTCGTGATGAGCGAATTGTTGGCGAAGAGCGAGCATAAGGCAAGCGCCCTTCGCCAAATTCATCACATGTCAAGCGGAGAACGAAGACCCTTCCAGGTCGGGAACCTGGGAGCGACCTTGACACCGACCGCGAAGAACTTGTACTTGGCCAGTTGCCCAGGGAGTGTGTCCCGGATGATCCAGAGCGAGGCCCGCTCCGCCATGGTGAAGCCGGAGCCGATGGAGAACTCGACTCCTTCCGGAGTCCGGCAGTGCAGAGCGCCCAGGACGCCCATGGGCACTAGGTTGGCCTTGTGACTGGACCGCTCGGTGTGGCCCAGGGCGTTGACCTTAGCCTCGTTCTGGTTCGAATAGAGCTCCTCGTAGCCAATGATGACAGCTTCGGCGTCCAGGAACCGCTTGAGCTTCCACAGCCAGCCCTGGTTCAGGGTGGAGCGGCCCTGCTTGTAGAGGCCCTCCAGGCTGCGGCCCATCATGCCCTCGTAACCGGCTGCGGTGTACTCCGCCTCAGCCTCCAGGAGCTCCTCGGGGCTCTCGACCAGCTTGTGCTCGACCACCTGCACCAGCGGGGTGGAAGGCAGGGACGCCCGCACTTCGAGGTGGCGCTCTCGGAAGCCGGTCGTCGGGAGGTTGTGCATGTCAAAGACATGGTAGCAGAAGTCCGGCTGCCCAGAGCGGGACATGACACCGGAGTTCGTCTTGTTGTAGAGGTCAGGCGCGGTGAGCGGCCCAACGGCCAGCTCGCCGTCGAAGCCTTCCAGGTCGGGGCGCTCCAGCATCAGCCGGATGTGCTCGTTCGGGACGGGCTTCAGGGAACGGGTAACGGCCTTGCCCTCGCGGACCAGACAGCGGATGCCGTCGAGCTTCGGGGAGACCAGCACGGGGAACTTGATCTTGTGTACTTCGGAGGGCTCGAGCGTCGCTGCGAGCATGGGCTTGAACGCCATGGGTGTTGCTCCTTTTCTATTGGAAGAAAGCCCTCCGGAGAGGGCTTTTCTATCAGGCCGATCTTAGATCAGCTTGATCACACCGGCTTCGTCGCCGACGAGGCCCAGGCCGTTGTGCTTGTTCAGCAGGCGGACACCTTCGGTGGCGTTGCGCTTGTTCCAGCCGGTCGCTTCCATGATCTGCTCGATGGTGGCGCCTTCGGGGCGGGCGATCAGCTCGTAAGCGGTGTGGCGCTTGGAGCCGGCAGCCGGAGCTTTGGCGTTCTCAGCAGCTTCCAGGCGGAAGGCTTTCGGGGCGCGGGTCTTGGCTTCAGTATTCTCGGACATTTCGATGTTCCCTGTTTCAGAGGTAGGTGGTTGGGTCGGCTCATTGCCTGAGCGAATCTTGCTTGGTTCGATGGGCTTGGGCAAGGAATTTTCGCTCGGAACTGACAGCTCCCCCCTGCCTTGGTGCATGATCTTGACAGAGCGTCGGTCGGCGCTGATCTCGCCGGAGCCAATGTGCTCGGCGGACGTGGCTACCAGCTCTCCCTGGTCGTTGATCTCCGCCTGGGGATTGACCAGCCAGACCTGGACCGGGTCGCCCGACGGCAGCCCGGAAGCCTTGATGGCCTTCTCCATGGTCAGGCCCTTGCCCCAGGTGGTGGGCCAGCCCAGGCCCTTGACGAGGAACGGCTTCTGCATCACTGCTCTCCTACCGGGCGCATCTCGTTACCCCACGGGTCCAGCGGCGGGCCGAACTCTTCCAGCATCTTCGGAGAGACCAGCGCCTTGTAGGCCGGGTTGTCCGGGGAGAACATGCGGACCCAGCCACCCTGGGCCTGCCCGCGAGGCCGCTGGGTCTTCTTCATGGCCGAGTGAGGGTAAGGCCCCAGCTCCGCCTGGATGTTGCAGAGGCGCGTCCAGAGCTCCGAGCCTTCCTCAGCGTAGGTGGCGGTCAGCTTACCCTGGAGGCCGAACTCTCGCGCCAGCTTGGCGAAGAGCCCGCGGTGGCCTTCCTTGATGCCCACGGCTGCGTGGATGAGCTCGTGCAGGTGGGTGGCCAGAACCTGGAGGGCGTCGCCCATGGACGGGCAGATGAAGATGTGGGTGGTCTCGTCGGTCGTGACGTCTGGGGAGAAGCACTGGCCGATGGCCTTGGAGGCGCGGTAGGGGAACCCAACGGCGACCTGGATCTTCTCGGGGAGCTTGTAGCCCCGGCCCTCGAAGAACTCCTTGTCGAGCAGGGCGGTTGCGGCCTTCAGCCAGGCCTCGCGAGTATCGTGTTTCACGGGTGGTGCTCCGTTTCTGGGTTGTGTGGTTAGTATGCGCGGGCTCCGAAGAGCCCGGCAATCGTCTCTTACTTGGCCTCGTCCGCCTTGGTCTGGAGCACGGCCAGGATCACGCTCAGCGGGGTTAGCTTGTCGTCCATGAAATAGAAGGCCCGGAGGAAGGTGGTGCCGTGCTGGTTGGTCACGAGGTGGACATTTGCGTGGACCGGGAGGCCGCCGAAGATGTCGTGCAGCTCCAGGCCCCTAGCGTACTGAGCCTTGCGCTTCTCCATCATGTCGCGGATGGTGCTCTGGACCAGGGTAACGCGCTCATCTTCCTGGCGCTCCTGCTTGACGACCGGGGCGTCCTTCAGGGCCTGACGCAGCGCCACCAGCTCTTCGATCTGGTCGCAGATGGAGGCAGTTTGAGGGAAGACGGAGGTGGCCAGTTCGCGGTGCTTGGCCTTCCACTGGTGGGGGTAGCTCGGCAGGTCCCAGTAGACGTTGCTGTGGGCTTCGGTGCGCTCGCTGTGCTCGATGCCCAGGACAAGAGTGGTGATCTCGGCGCGGAGCAGCTCGTAAGCCTTGGTCACGGAGTCCATCGCAGCCTTCTGGCCAGCCTTGCTGGTGAAGCCCTTTTCAAAGGCTTCGTTGGCGCGTTCTACGTAGAAGGAAACATTGCGGGCCATGGTGACTCTCCTTTTCTAAGTTTCCGGGACCGCCCCGGTGTAAGCAGATCATGGGCCCAACGTCGAAGATGGGCAAGCGCCTTTGTCAAAGTATTTTGCCGGCGTCGTACTCCTGGGCGAACTCCCAGTTGGCCGGGTCGAACTGCCCAGTGGTGAGGATTTTGGCCATGAGCTCCTCCGCCTTCTCTTTAGATAGGTCGCGCCGGGGCAGTTTATAGATAGGGCACATGCCCCGCTCATTCGGAGGGCCTACGGCCAGGAGGCTGCACTTCTCGTAGAAGCCTTCCTCAGAGGTCAACCGAACTCGATGCACTTTCATGGGTCTACTCCTTCGCTGGGTGCTGAGTTCGTTCGCAGAGCCCAGCCGGAGACCGAAGTAAATAGTTTTGCATAAAACGCTTGCCTTCTGCCTCCGAAGCACTAAGATGATGCTCACCAAGGGTGGAAACGGTTCCCCCTGGTTCGCGGAGTAAGATGTCTCGCCTAATCAACCTTGATAGAAATGGAGCCTTACCATGGAAAAGATCGCAAACCTGAGCGTCGCTGAAGCCAAAGCCCTCCGTCTGCTGGAGCGCAAGCGTGGTGTTGATGTGCCTACCCTGTGTGACCGTCTTGAGATGGAAGAGCGCCAAGCTCGCTCGGTTATCGACCGCCTGCGCCGGAAGGGCGTCCCGGTTCAGCGTCTCGCCAAGGGCAAGTTCCAGTGCGAACACGTAGTCGCCGACGTTCGTAAGCCGGCAGCCCGCATGAAGCAGCCCAGCAACGACGCTGCTCCCGTTTGGGACGGTGTTGAGCGCCGTCGCCGCCAAGAAGAGCGCCGTCAAAGCGCCTAACCTCCGACCTCAGAAGACTTGTCGGCCTGGGAGCTCCAAAGCTCCCAGGCTTTCATGTCTCCGGCTGCCACAGCCAGCTCCAGCTTCCCGTCCCTGGTCTTCCGGACCCTGCCCCCGCCGTATAGCGAGCCTGGGAACGTGAACCTTCCGAACGGTGTTAGGATGGGCCAGCCGCCCTCGAAGCCAGTGAAGGTGAGCCCAGGCCACCGGGCCTTCACCTCCTCCTGGAACTCCTCGAAGGCTGCGTTCACCTTCATGACCTCGGCGATCTGCTCCGCCTGACACTCCTTCGAACAGAACAAGAAGCTCCCGTGTTCGATGACCTTCTCGGTGGCGTCTCCATCGTCCTGGTGGATGCAGCTCCCACACCCATGACAGCCGATGAACCAGCCGTGCTCCAGCAGCACCCTGGGCGGAACTTCGCCCTGGGCTGCCCAGGCGTCGAACTCGGGCGCTCGGGAGGTCGAGCAGCCTTCCTGGTCCTCCAGCCCAAGGGCGCGGAACCCAATCTGGATCGAGCTCTCGTCGTCCGGCGCGAACACGACACAGGCGCACTCGTCGTCCGTGTCGCATTCCCCGGCGCTGACAATCCAGGCCAGCTTACTCTTCATACAGGAAGCCCTTTCGTGTCTTGAGCTCGGCCCGCGCCGCGAGCGCCCACATGAGCCACATGGAGTAGGCCGGTTGCTGCTGGAGCAGCTGCTCCTGCGTTGCAACGCCCAGGTCCAGGCCGTGCTCCTCCGCAGCGGCGAGCGCCTCCTCCGCAAAGGCGAGGGCGAGCTTCTTGGTGGACACCCCGTTCACCAGCCCGAGGCCGGTGGTGGTGTGCGTCACGCTGAAGGCTGCCGACTTCGCCTCGGCGAGGCGATGGTCCGCAATCGTTTCGTGGACGGCCAGCTTTCCGACGAAGGCGACCACCGGGACAGTCACCTCCTGGTACTCGTCTCCGATGATCAGCTTGACGACCACTTCACCGACAGGTTCATTCGCCTTTGCCATGGATCACCCCTTTGTGGTGGCCGAAACGTGGGCGGTCTGGCCGATGTGGTTCTCGGGATCGCGAACGATCTTCTGTACGGCGAGACGCAGGTCAGGCTTCCGCTGGGCGTATTCCAGCATGGCCTCCTTGAAGAGCTCCGTCGCGATGCGGTAGCACTCGTCCGGATCGTGGTTGTCGCCGTAGTTCCGGCCCTGGCGCTCGGCCACGGCACCAGCAAGGATGCCGACCTTGTGGATCAGGTCAGGTGCGCTGTGGGCGGCAGCCGGGTTCAGCTCGCCCAGGGTGCGGATGTGGCTCATCCGGCGCGAGCGAAGGTACACGACGATCTTGAAGTCGCCACGCAATTGCTCGACGAGGCGAACTTCCATCTCAGGCGTTGCCATGGGCAATCTCCTCTTCTTCAGTGGACTTGGCCAGCGCGACTTCGAGCGCCAGCTGGTTGTCAATTTCAGCCACGACGCGGGCAAGGTCCGGAGCGACGTAGTTCGGACCCTTCACGACGCGACCGGCTTCGTTCAGGATAGGCTTGCCGTCTTCGCCCAGCTTGGACATGTTGGCCCGCTGAACTTCCAGGAAGGCAGCCTCGCGGTACGGCATGAGGCCCAGGACCGACCAAGCATTGGCGGTCGCCTGGAGGATGAGCGGAAGGGCGAAGGTGAGGCTCTGCAGGCCGTTCCGGCTCTTGTGGTCGTCCGGGAAGAACGCCATCGACATGCCCATGGTGGCGACGTTGGCCAGCTTCGCGATCTCATGGAACACGGCGAGTTGGCCGGACATGTCAAGGTCTCCCCAGGCGCGGGGCAGGGCCATGGACGGTGTCAGGGTGTGGGCGACGGGGCTGTGGGTGCCGAACGCGCCCATGCAGCCGTAGGTCACATAGTCGATGTCGGTCAGGGCGTCGACCGCCTCGACCTTGTCAGCAGCGGCCAGCGCGTGGGCCAGTTCCCCGATCTCTTCCATGACCAGCTGAACACGGAGCATGGCGGTGCGCGGCGTGGGCAGGCCGGGCTCCTCCTTCCATTCTTGGCCGAAGGCGAGGGTGAAGTCACGGACGAGGAGGAGCGGATTGGTATTGGACATTTGAGAGTACCTCGAAAACAGTGGAGCCCCGGCAACCGGGGCTCGAAGTGGGTGGAAACGGAGTTAGTGGACGCTGCGCAGTGGGCCGCAGGCCTGGCAGTCGGGGTTGTTGCATGCTTCCAGGTTCTCGAGGTCGAGAGCGCCGTCCTCGGCCCGTGCAGCGCCCAGCGCAGCCGCCAGGGCAGCCAGCGGGTTGCCGCCTTGGAGCGAGGCCATAGCGGCCTTCCGGTCGAGGTCTTCCTGGGTGCGCTGGACGTACACAGCGCCGTTGTCAGCGTATTCCAGGGAGGTTGCGTCCAGGTCGTGACCCAGGGATACTTCCAGCCCTTCGAAGAAGGCCACGCGGGCGGTGTCAAACGCCTCATGCTTCTGGTCGATCTGGGCCTCAAGCTCGTTGAGCTGCTTGAGGAGGGCCTTGTGTTGCTCAACCAGCGGGTTGACCTCGTCGCCCAGGCGCTTGCTGTGCTCGCGCAGCTCGAGAGCAGCGGCCAGGGTTTCACCTTCCAGTTGGGTCTTGAACAGGTTGTTTGCTGCGTTCATTCTTCTTTACTCCGTTTCTAAGTTCTTGGCAGAAGTTCCTTCGTGGGAACGACCGCCATTCTGGTCGAAAGTTCGGTGTCTTGGCAAGTCAGATATTTCGGATTGTTCAAAAGCATGACCAAGTTGACGTAATGCTTCGAACTCAACCCGGAGAGGGCGCTCCGCCCAGGCGCGGTTCAGGGCCTGGGCAAGCTCCTCGGGTCCGAGTCGGCGCACAGCGACTGGGTTCCACCCCAGCCGCACCAGCACGTCTCTCCGTTGCTCGTTGTTGATAGACGTCATCATCAGAACGGGTTCTTGTCTTCCTGGGCGTCTTCCTTGCCCTCGTTGATTGGCTCCCACGGGTAAGGCCCGCCGAAGTTCTCGTCCCACGTCTTGCGCAGGATGTCGAGCCCCGGCAGCTCGTAGAAGTACGGGCGTCCCATCTTCTTGATCGCGAAGCCGTCCGGCGTGTACTCCACCATCTCAGCCCGCTTCTGGTAGGACTTCGGGTAGCCTGGAGGGCAGACCTTCTGGAGGAACTTGCCCAGGGCGACGTTGGACATCTTGCGATACACGCCCAGCTTCTGCATGAACGCGAGGTAGTCCTCCTGGAGCTCCTTCTGCTGAACCTCCGGCTCCCACTTGGTGTGCTCGCCCATGAGCCTGCCGTAGTGGAGCTTCTCATACCACCACTGCTGCTCCGGGGAGAGCGACATCATCTTCTGGTCTTGAAGCGCCTGGGTCTTGGGCACCGCCCGGACCTCGTACTCGGACAGGTCGTAGGTCATGAGGAAGTGCAGCAGGTTCTCCGAGCCGCCTTCGTCCATTTCCTTCCGCAGGGCCTTGAAGTATTCGCGGTCCTGCATCCGGTCGGCGCTAACGTCGATGACGAGGTAGCGGCGCTCCTCCGGGCCGGCAGGGACCACCCAGTCGCTGTTGGAGGCCATGAGCAGGTGGACGTAGTTTGGGGCCGCTTCCGCGTCTACGCCCTTGCCTTCCACCACGATGACTTCTTCGGTGATCAGGGTCTTGAGGATCGACTCGTGCTTCTTGTCTCCGGCGTAGAACGCCTCGTCGCCGAACAGGACCACGCAGTCGCGGAGGTGGGCGTTGAACGAGCCCACGAGGTGCTTCGGATCCGAGACCTGCATGAAGTGACGCCCAAACAGGTTCCCGAACACCTTGACCACGAATGACTTACCAGTACCCATCTTGCCTCGGAGGACCACAGCGACCTCGCCTGGGCTGTCCGGCTCCTGGACGGCTCGAGCGAACCAGCCGATCATGTACTTGTAGAGGTCTTCGTCGCCGGAGCAGATGTTCTTCCGGATGTGCTCCAGGAAGTTCAGGTGCTTGTCGCCGGGGATGGCGTCCACCGCGAAGCCCTTCCACAGGTTATAGGCGTCCGGCAGCTCGTGCCCAGGGGCGAACACGATGGTCTCGTACTGTCGGCGGTTCGGGTGGTCGACCCACCAGGAGCCTGCAGCCTTGAGGATCGGGTTCCCCTTGCCGTCGTCGCCAACCTGGACCTTGATGTGACGGTAGCGGTTCTTGAAGTCCTCGAAGGACTGGCGGCTGATCTTGTGGCGCTTCATGGCCGGGTCGAAGACCTCGCTGATGATGCGGCACTTGCCGCCCATGTCGCCGATGACCGCGTGCTTCTCGTTCAGCTGGCGGAGCATCGGGTCGATAGCGTCTTCGTGAGCCCGCTCGATCTGGCGCATGGCGTACTTCTCAGGACGCTTGTGCTCCACCACCGACTCGGCAATGCCGAAGGACTCGTCGGTCAGGACCGAGAAGATGACGTCGTCCGGCACGCCCCGGCGCACCAGCTCGCAGGAGCAGGCGAACAGCGCCTCGGAACGGCTGGCGTACTTGTGGGGCTCGTCTGGATCCTTGCCCTGGACGATGAGCACCTTCAGCCAGTCCGGCACTTCCCACTTGTCGAGGTCGTCGACAGAGTCGAGGCGCTCGACGTTTCCGCTGACACGCACCGTCTTGCCCGAGGCAAAGCCAGTCTCGTCCGCGGTCTGCACCTTGGGCGCAGGCGTGAACTCCCGGAGTGGGTAGGACAGGTCGTTGAACTCGACCAGGGTGGCCAGGGCCTTGACGCGACCCTTCTTCCGCTTCTTGGCGTCGGGCAGGTTGATGGTGCCCGGCAGGCGCATGATGCGGTCGACGTTATGGCAGTTGTCTGCCCCGAAGATGCGCTCCAGGTGGATGTTGTAGCGTTCGGCGTCTTCAGCGGCCATGAGGTCGCCGTTGACCGGGATGCACTCGTCGAGCTTCCAGAAGCCCTGGTAGCCACCGCCGGAGTCGATGATGACCGTGGGGCGGGGCTTGTGCTGGTCCAGCATGCGGAAGGCCCGAGCCCGCTCCTCTTCGATGTCCTCACCGGCCCGAGGGTCGATGTCGATGTGGAGCCAGCACATGGCTTCGATGTCGGTCTTTTCGGCCTTCTTGCTGATGTCGCCCATGGGCAAGTTGACGTGGAAGTACACGTTCATCTCGCCGACGTTCTTGCCCAACCACGCCTTCAGCGCATCCTCCTGCCCTGGTCGGAAGGAGCGGGTCTGGATAGCCTTCTTGTCGGGTGAGATGGCCGTTAGCGCCCAGGGTCCGTTGGGGTGGAACCGCTGGAGGAAGGCGACGGACATCTGGATGTCAGCTTGCATTTGCACGGCCCTTCCAGTAGTTCTGTAGTTGTTCGGAGCTGCTCTCACCTGTTTCCATCATCTGGACCCAGGCCCTGGTGCAGCCAAGTTCGTTTGCGATCTCCTGCTGGGACACACCTTCGCGACGGCGCAGTATGAACAGCTTTTCGTACACGTCGAGGATACCGACCGACTTGTCGGTGTCCGGCTCCTCAACGCCCCGCTCCCAGCGGCCATAGCGACGGTGACTAACACCGTGCTGAGCTGCGGCTTCCTCCTGCCGCAGCCCGGCCCGGCGACGCCAAATTAGCAGTCGCTCGGACCTTGAAAGTTGTAGGTCTTCAACCATGTTCGGAACTCCTCCTCAGGGAGGGAATTAGGCCAGAAAGCAAGCGAAAAAGCAATCAGCTCCTCTTTCGGCACGTTGCCCAAGTGACGGGCGGCGACATCCCCTCGCAGGAGGAGCCAGTCCCTCGCCACCTTGATCAGGACGAAGGCGCGGCCACCAGACATGACACGTCGGCGGAGCCACACCCGTTGTTGAGCGGTGAAGTGTGGTACGCGCAGGGGAGTAGCGGCCCGCTTGGGCCACTGATCCACCTGCTTCAGCTCGATCCAGCCCTCTACGTAGTTCACGTCAGGGGTGCCGGGATCCGCCGGGTTTTCCACACGAACCGGGTCCAGGCCCGCCATCTTCTGGCGGACCGTTCCCCACATGTTCTGTTCAGACAATGGACACCCCCACCCCGGCCTCGTCGAGCATCACCTTGCTGTGACGCCGGAACGCTTGCATCCACTCTGGTCGATCGCAATCGCTGGAGATCACCACCCGCTTGATGCCGGACTGGATGATAGCCTTGGTGCACTCCGGGCAGGGCGGCAGAGGGTACACGTAGAGGGTCGCTCCACGCGGAGAGAGCGTGCAGTTGAGGATGGCGTTGAGCTCGGCGTGCACCACCAGGGGATACTTCTCCTCGCGGTTGGCATACCGCTCTGGGTCGTCGTTCACCCCGCGAGGGAACCCGTTGTAGCCCTGCCCAAGCTGGCGGTTGAGGCTGTCAACGACGACAGCCCCGATCTGGGTGGATGGATCCTTGCTCCACCCGGCGTAGTGTTTCGCCAGCTCCATGAAGCGGAGGTCCCACTTCTCCTGGCGGGTCTGCTCGACCCTGGGCGTGTCACACCCTGGGCAGTGGCTCAGGTGGTCGAGGTAGCGAAGTTCGCAGCTCTTGCAGGTGACAGGCATCATGACATCGATTCTCCCCAGGAAGCGCCCAACTCCACGTCGACCTTAGACGGAACGGTCAGCGGGGTGCAGGTGCGCATGATTTCGGCCATAGCCTCGGCTTCCTCCGGCGACTGGACGGAGCCGTCCATTTCGTCGTGGACTTGCAGCTGGAGGTAGTGCCCAGCCTCGTCGAGCATGACCATCGCGGTCTTGGTCTGGTCCCCAGAGGAGCCCTGGATCAGCCGGTTCAGGCCCTTGTGGGTCCAGTCGTACTTGCCCTCGGGCGTCTTCGGGAAGCGGCAGCGACGACCGGCCAGTGTCATGAGGTAGCCACGCTCGGCGGCAACCTTCGAGCAGCGGCGGGCCAGCTGGCGCACGAACGGAACCTTGGCGTCGAAGGTGTCGAGCAGCGCCTGCCCTTCTGGGCCAGCAATCTCGAGCTTCTTCCCACCCTGGCGCAGGAGCTCCTGCCCGCGCTCGGTATCCAGCGCGACGAGGCCCCGGATGTTGCGGTGCTGCACGGCCCAGGCGGTCGGCAGGCCGAGCTTCCGGCAGAGCTTGGCTCCACCCATCCCGTAGCAGAGGCCCAGGAAGATCTCCTTCGCGGCCTTCCGCTGGATCTTGGCCATGTCCGCCATCATCTGGTGGTTGTCCGCGTTCGGGTCAGTTCGGTACTTGTCGCCAGCCTCCTTCGAGCCGGGCAGACCGCAGAGCTCAGCGAAGTGCACCGTCATCCTGGGCTCCTGCTGAGAGTAGTCGAGCGCGGCCCAGAGCTGACCTTCCTCGGGGAGGTAGATACCACGCCACATCTTGGCGAAGTCGTCCCGTGCCGGTTGCTGCTGGAGGTTCGGTTGAACGCAGCTGAGACGCCCATAGGCTGCCCCACCCAGGTCACCGTTGTCCTTCTCCATGCGCAGCTGGTTGAAGGTGGCGTGGATTCGCCCGTTGACCATGTGCTCTCGCACGGAGGCGGCGAAGGTCGTGCGCAGCTTGTTCGTCTTGCGCGCTCGCTCCAGGGCTCGGGCCACATCGTGGTCGACGCCAGCCAGGAACTCCTTGTCGATGGAGACCTTACCCTCGGCGGTCTTGTTCAGTTTCAGGCCGATGTGGGTGAGGGCCGGGGCCAGGGCTTCGTTCTTCCAAACGTCGCCAACGGCGATGTTCACGCCGGTCAGGTGCCGGACCTGGGCGAGGGCTTCGGTCTCCTGCTGGAGGCTCCAACGCTCGATCTCAGTGAGCCGACCTTCGTGCACCCGGACACCCCGGCGACGCATCTTCACCAGCACGGGCAGAACCTTCGACTCGAGGTTGTAGATGTCCCAGATCTCCTGGTCGTCGATGATGCGTTCCTGGCGGCGAAGCAGCTGGAGCGGGAGGCGGGCGTCTTCCTCGGCGTAGGGGCCGACGAACTGGGCAGGCAGCCTCCACAGGTCTTTCTTCGGGTGGATGCCGTAGGCGCGAGCCGCCTGCATCAGGAGGGTCTCGTCCTTACCGGCGATGCCGTGGCGCTTGGCGATATTGTCCAGGCTGTACGACAGCTGAAGCTCGTCGATGAGCGGCTCGGCCACTTGGACGTCGCGGAAGTATTTCGCCCGGCGGAACACGATGCCGTACTGGGCCAACCAGTCCAGGTCATACTGGAGGTTCGCCCCGACGATCTCACCGTCGAACACAGCTGCCTGATCCTTCATGTACTTCAGAACCATCTCCTTCGGGAGATTCCCACCACCCGCGTGGGCGATGGGTAGGTAGCCGCTGGGGCCGTCCTCGATGGCGAACGAGATACCCACAAGGTAGGAGTCACCACCACGGCGAACGCCTGGGCCCAGGGTCTTCAGGAACGGGTCTCGAGTTTCGCAGTCGACCGCGATGCGCTTGTGCCCCGCCCAGGAGGGCAGGGCGTTCAGGTCTGGAGCCTTCCAACCAGAGAATGGAGTCAAGAGTGGTACCTGCATCAGTTCTTCCGTCCAAGCCAGATGGTGTTTTCGCTGCGGTCGATCATGACGAGATCGAACTCCGGCGGCAACTCCTTGAGAATACGAGCGGTGGTGGGGTTGTAGAAGGTGCTGACCATGCCCAGGCTGTCGCGTACTTCTTCGAAGGCGCGGTCGGACTCGGCGAACTTAAACTGGGTCCACTGCACCTTGGGCTTCGGCTCTTCAGCACGGCCCAGGCATTCGACCAGGAACTCTTCGCCCAAGTGCTCGCTGCTGAGCAGCCAGTAGCTTTCCGCTTCGTTTGTCTTCTTGGTGAAGGCACCGTGCTTGATGAGCAGCTGGTTCAGCTCGAACGCCTCCAGCAGGAAGTACTGGGAGCGGGACTTGATGAGCACCACCCCCTCGCGGTTCAGCATCTCAGTGCCGATGGCGTGGTTGATCGCCACATTCGCGTGTCGGCTCGAATGCTTGATGTAGAGGACCGGGAACTCGCTGCCGCCCTCCAGGCGAACGGCGGTCGACCAGTGGTGGTTGCCCCAGGGCTTGAGGTCTTGGGTGTATTGGAACGTCTTCACGGGTGTTCTCCCTTTCTGAATGAAACGAAGGGCCGGAGCCCTTCGCTGTTTCGCTTAGTTTACTTGTCCGGCGCTTCCAGGAGTCTCTGGATCGCGTAAGTCGCCAGCCGAAGCTGATCCGCGTCTTCCCAGTTCACCAGCAAGTCGATGATCACCTTCTCGTCGTTGTCGAGCGAGTTCGCTTCGGCGAAGTCGTCGACCGTGATGGTCAGCACCGGACCTGGGCGTGGGTCGAACAGCCCACGGGAGTTCAGGTCGATCATCTTCTCCACGTAGTGGAGCGACTTGGCGAGGTCTTCCTTGGGCGTCGGCAGCTCGATGCCGAAACAGGCGACAACCTTGCGGAGCATGTCCGGGTAGTTGTGCTTGCCGCGCCAGCGGGTCACGTACTTCGTTGCGCAACCTTCGATGTAGCGGAGCTCGTTCAGCTCCACGAAGTCCCAGTGCTGGATCTTCGACTTGTAGTGGCTCCCCGCCACCTGCTTGTCATTTACGCTCATAGAACCGTCCGATCAACGTCTTGATGAAGTGGTGAACACCGTTCTCGAAGAAGCGACGCCAGAAGTAGCCGCGCACGATCGAGATCGCCGTGAAGATGAAGATGACAGCCCAAGACTGCCCAGCGGAGGGCTGGAGCCCAGGGACCAGCACCGGCACCAGGAACTGCCACGCGAGCCACGCCAGGATGAAGCCGGACACGGTGTTCACGGCTTGTTCGATCACGGACTCGAGTCGGGTCTGGGGAATCTTCACTTCGCTTGCCTCAATTGTCGTAGCGTGGGCCATCGTCGCGTGCTCGCAGGTAGTTGGCGCGTCGGCGCAGGAGCCATTCTTCAGCGGCCTTCTTCCAGTCGGAAGCGGCGCACAGTTCCAGGTGTTCGGCGGCGCAGTCGTAGCGATCCAGCCCCGCGTCCTTCATCTGCTTGAAGGTGCGATGGGCGAAGAACAATGGGCGGGCCACTTCGCGGAAGAACGGGTCGGTGAGCCCGGTGGAGTCAGGGAAGTGCATGAAGACTTCAAGCTCCAGCTCCCACTGCTCCGGACTGATTGACATCAGCGGGAACGGCTTCACTTCGCCAGTGGCGTAGGGGTCGTCCTTGCCGGTGCGGAACTGGTAGAACTCCTCGGCGCGGTCGCCCAGGGAGTGCATCAGACCTTCGTGCTGCTCCAGGTACAGGTGCATGTTGTTGGAGATCTGCCAGTAGTGGCCGACCGGCACCCCGATGCGAGCGGCCATGTACTCCTGGAGGAAGCTGAAGTGCACCGCGTTCGCGCCCAGGGCACCCCAGACGAGGTCGTTGGAGCGGTTGAAGACAGACATGTCAAGGCTGCCTTCGTTCACCGAGAACACCACCTGGGTGTTGCACGGGAAGTCCTTGCCCTCGAAGCCCAGGTCAGTGCGGGAGTCCCACATCTGAACGACACAGCGGCGGTCGTCCGGGTTCTTCTTCAGAGCCTCGACCACGAGGTCGAGCTGGTCGGTCATGAAGTGCTGACGCCAGCGGTGGCCGTAGGCACCGTGGAAGGTCTTGCCGTCGTCCGAGTACGAAGCCATGCGGGGCACGAACTGAGACAGATAGCTGACATCGTTGCGACCGGACAGCATCCACAGCGATTCCATCAGGTGGAAGAACGGGTTGCAGTCGCGCTCGCCCCAGAAGACCACGCGCTCAGTTGGGCAGGCGTAGTGGATGGTGGCTGGCCCAGGGAACTTCAGCACGGGGCCGTTGCGGCTGTCGCGGTTGACGCCGTGGGTGCGCATCTGGTAGAGCGCCTCGGGGAGGATGGAGTGGGCGTTCCGCCCTTGGATCACTTGCATGTCAGGCTCCGTTTCTGTTGTGTCGGTAGAGTTGTTTGGGTCGGCCTTCGCCCAGCCGGGCGCGTTCGTACTTGTCGAACTCGCAGAGCGTGTGTTCAACTTCGCGCAGCTCCCAGTGGGGCCATTCCTGGGGCCAGTACTGAGGCTGGAGCGAAAGTTCCAGCAGATCGCGCATGCCAGCAATCAGCTTCACCCGATCCTTCTCAGAATGCCGGTTGAAGGCGTCCAGAGGGAGGCCGAGGACGCGCGAGAGGCCGCGTGCCGCGCCGGGGCCGGGGTTGGCCCAGGTGAGTACGTCCGGAGCGTCCTGGAGCAGCTCCGTGAAGCGGAGGTCGGTCACTACCTCGTAGGCCATGAAGTCGCCAAGGTACGGATACTCACGGAGAACCTCCCACACACCCTCCAGCTGGGGCTCTTCGTCTAGCATGTGCTGAGCGAGGTGCTGGGCCTCCTTCGCGATGTTGTTGATGCACCAGTTCAGGCCGTCGATCTTGGACATTCCACCGGGGCTCTTGATCATGTACGCGCCGGTCGTCCATGGGCCTTTCGGGAACTTCTCGAGCAGGAGCTTCTTGAGGGCCTCCCCATCGTAGCGGCCCTCCATCAGCCCGACCGATGGGTCCAGCATCAGCTCGCCCGTTTCGATGCGGTTGAACCAGCGGAACGCTACGGTCGCCAGGAGGCAGTGGGGGCTGCCCGCCAGCGGCCCACGGATGTTCTCGCGGAACCACTTGGTGACCTTGTCGTCCTCGCGGTGGACGTTGCAGAAGCGATAGCTCTGGAGGATCGGGTCGTCGGTCCAGGGGCCGGGACGTCCTTCGACGTCCTTGGCCAAGTGGATGGCGAACCGCTTCCGAGCGTACTCGAAGAAAGCGGGAGCGTTGATCACTTCAGCAGCTCCTTGATGGCGTCGAACGCGCCGTCCCGATCCGCCTCGATGACTGGGATACCCTGGGCCTTCAGCTTCTTGCAGGTCGCAATGGTCTGCTTGAACTTGGCCTCGGTGTTCTTGGGGTTGACGCCGGGCTTGTCCGGAGTCTTGGCCCAGCGGCGCTGGTTGACGCTGTCCACGCAGAGCTCGAGAGGCGTCTGGAGGTGGACCACGGTCAGGTCGAAGCCGTCGGTGTGGAGCGCCACCGCTCGGTTCACCTCGGCGGAGATTAGGAGCCCCTCGTACAGCACGGAGTCCCCAGCGCCCAGGCGCTCGCGCACCAGCTCGTAGATGCGGTCCATCGAAGGGATGGTGTCGCAACCGCCACAGGCCGTCTCATAGTGGCCCAGGAGGGAGAGCGGGGCGAGGCCCTCGCCGCGAAGCTCGTAGTACAGCGGCTGCTTGCGGCCTTCCACGTGCACCGGAGTCTTCTCCGGGTACAGCTCGACGAGGCGGCGGATCAGGGTCGACTTGCCGGAGCCGGAGGTTCCGCGGATGTTGATCACTCGTTGTTTCATGCTTACCACTCCTTCTTGAGAGCGAAGCCGGTGCCCTTCAGGGACTCCCCGACGACGCTGAAGCCTAGCTTGTCGTAGAACTGCTTGGCGCTGTTGTCCTTCGAGACGTTCAGCGTCATGCAGCGGTGCTTGGTGCGATCCATGATGTCCTGGATGAGCTCTTGGCCGATGCCGCAGCCGGTCACCTTCGGGTGCACACCGATGAAGTAGAGCACGGTCTCCGGAGAGCGGACCTTCTCGCGGATACAGGTGAACCCGACGATCTCACCGCCGACTTCCTTGACACGAATCCAGCCCTTCGCATAGGCGGCTTCGGAGCTGAACATCACTTGGTTAGAGAAGTCCTTGGTGTACTTCGATTGCTTGGCGACCTGGAGGATCGCCTTGTGGTCTGCTGGGGTTGCGGTACGGATCATTTCAGAGCCTCCCGGAGAACGCTGGCCGAGTAGCCAGCTGCGATGGTGCCGTTCTTGGCACCGCCAGTGTTGACCCAGAGGCCGGGCAGGTTCTCCTTGATGAGACACGGCTTGGCGTCCGGGATGTAGGGTCGAATGCCGTAGAGCGAGCGAGCACGCCCCTGGGCGAGGTCGCCGTAGCCTTCCCGACCGATGGCCGAGGCGCTGCGAGCGTAGCTCTGGGCCTCGCGCTCGGCGTTCCAGTTGCTGGGCTTGATGGCGGAGCCGTCGCCAACCCACACCTCGTTCGGGCTGATGTTGAAGCCCACAGTCTGGCGATACGGTGCCCAGGGCTTTACGAACCCTTCAGTCAGCTGCATGTCTCTCCAGCGGAACGCCACCCCGGCACGCCCCACCAGCCCAGGGACGTGGGCCAGCACACCGGACCAGACGCCAGCCGCGACGATGACGGTCTTGGCTTCGATGAACAGGCCGCTCTTCATCACCAGGATGAATGGGCCACCGACGTTGTACTGGATCGCCTCGACCTCGTCGTACAGGTCCGCAGGCTGGAGGATCTGGGCCGGGTCGCACCAGTGCACGGTGGAGTGCAGCGGTCCAACGCGAAGGCTCAGGTCTTGTACACCATACAGGCTGTCCAGCAGTTCCAGGGACGGGCCGAACTTCTCCTTGCCCATGGAGCTGAACCAGCTCGGTTTCATGAGGCAGGCGGCAGGCTTGGAGCCAGCACCCTCCTTCTGGGCGTCGATGACGGTCACTTCGTGGCCGTCCTTCCGCAGGGCGGCTGCGGCGATGGAGCCGAACAGGCCTCCTCCGATGATGACTACTTCTTTCACTTGGATGCCTCCGGCATGGCGTTCAAGAATGCCTGGGCCGTCTTGGAGTGGGCTGCCCAGGGCGCTGCACCATGACGGATCTCGGTGATGTCGTTGAACAGAGGGTAGTGGCCGTTCATGTGCGACTTCCACTTGCACAGGATCGTCTCAACCTCCTGGATGTTCACAGGGCGGTCGCCGAGCGGCGGAGCGTTGAAGCCGCTGAAGTGCTTGATCAGGTGCTCGGCCACGTGGTGGACTACGTCCGGGGTCACCAGCTCGCGGTCACGCGGGGCCTCGGAGCCGTCCGGGTAGACCTTCGTCGGGATGTTGGGGTTCACCTCGTACTGAATCGTCGCGGCCTTGTACGGGTCTTTGAACATGAACACCGCAGCGTTGTCGAAGGTGACCGGGAGGCCCAGGACGCGGTCGACCATGTCAGCGACCTTGAACCCGATCCACGGGCCGAAGAGCCGGTGCTCCTGGACGCGCTTGGTGACCTCCTGGAAGGTGCCGCCATTGCCCGCGCAGTACTCGGCCATGCCTTCAGCGTTGTTGCCGTAACGCTTGACCAGCGACTCGACGCAGCTGGTGGCCTGGGCACCACGCCAGTGGCGACGTTCACCACCACGGGGCCAGCGGTCGCCCAGGGGAGTCGGCTGCTCGTTCACGGCGGCGACCATGAGAGCCTCGAAGAAGTCGTTGCCTTCGAACTCGGAGAGGTAGGATGCCACGCCAGCGTGGTAGCAGCACCAGTAGGCCAGCAGCCAGCGGTGCATCTGGGCTTCCGACATCTCCATCTTGCGGAGGGCGAGGTAGATCGGGTCGAGGTCGACGGTGGAGAGCAGGTGCGCTCCGAAGACTTCGATGGGGAGGCGTTCGTAGGTTCTTGACACGGTGTTGCTCCTTTTCAGGGTTGAGAGGAGGGCCGGAGCCCTCCAGGTGGGAACTTAGGCGACGACCCAGATCTTGCCGGTCTTCTCGTCCTGGTTCAGGCCGTAGCCAACGTAGTAGTGCAGCAGGCGGATGCCTTCGTAGCAGTCCTTGCGGTTCCAGCCGGTGGCGGCCATGCACTCTTCGAAGGTTGCACCGCCCTCGCGCTTCAGCAGGTCCAGGAGTACGGCACGCTTCGAGCCTTCCTTGACCTTCTTGATTTCGTCACGCTTCATGAACTTGAAGCGGAAGCCGCGTGCCTTGCGCTCTTTGGGAGCCTTCTCGGCTGCCGGAGCGGCGCTAGAAGCCTCTTCCGGGGCGGGGGCGGGGGCAACCTCGGGGGCCGGGGCGGCAGCGGCCTCCTCGCGGGCCAGGAACTCGCCGATGAGCTTATTCGAAGCAGCGTGCGGGTTGGCCTCCTGGGCGGCCAGCTTGCCTTCGACCAGAGCCCAGACCTGCATCAGGCCCTTGGCACGGGAGGCAAACTTCGAGGTATTCTTGCCGGTCTCGGCGTTGTAGAAGGCCAGGAGGCCAGCGGTCGACACGGCGCTCAGGTCTTCGAACTTGGATACTTGGGTGGTTTCGATCTGGATGGATTTCATGGCGCTTCTCCTTTTCTGGTTTAGGTCAGTAGCGACCCAGTGACGCCATTATGCCTCGGCGAAGACAGAAAGCAAGCCCCTTTGGCAAAATAAATTGCCCCGGCCCGAAGACCGGGGCTTGGCCTTAGGCAGCGCAGGCCACGCACTCATCCTTGACAACCACCCCGGAGCGGCTGTAGATGTAGTACTGAGACAGGATCTCTTCGTCGAGCAGCACGCGGGTCATGAGCTCGGCGATGAGGTCTTCGCTGCCGTCTTCCGGAACGAAGAAGTTCAGCGACTGCCCCTGGCAGGTCCACTTCTGGCGCTGGGAGGCGTGACGGAGGATGATCCGCTGGTCCATCTCGAAGGCGTTCAAGAAGACCAGCTTCTCTTCGGCGCTCAGCCAGTCGACATGCTGGACGGAGCCCAAGTGGTCGATGATGTCCTGGATCGTGGCCTCGCTGTAGACCCCGCGCTCCTTCATCAGTTCATAGATGACCGGAGGGATGCGGCGGAGCTCGCCCACGGCGGAGCCTGCGTCGAAGATCATGCCCGGATCGGGCGACCAGGACTCGGAGACACCGCCCATGAGCAGCGCGGTGGACTTCGTCGGAGCGTAGGCTGTGCGATGGGTGTTACGCACCCCGAAGCCTTCGCACCACTCCGGCTCGCCGTACTCCTGGGCCAACCACTGGGAGGCGCGGAGGCTCTCGTCGTGGAGGTGCTTGGAGATCTCATTGGACAGGAACTGGGCCTCCAGGCCGATGTACGGGATGCGCTCCTGCTGGAGGTAGGTATGGAAGCCCATGATGCCCAGGCCGATGGCGCGGCCCTTGATCGTGAACTCGCGAACCTTCTCGAGCCCAGGGATGCTGGCGCTCTTCTCGATGAACTCCTGACACAGGCAGTCCAGGAACACGGTGGCGACGAAGGCCGCGTCCGAGTTCTTGATGCGGTCCCAGTGAATCAGGTTCAGCGAGGAGAGGATGCAGCTGTAGGTGAACTCCGGGCTCGAGTGGAGCATGATCTCGGTGCACAGGTTCGACGCCTTGATGTCCAGGCCCCACTTCTTGTACATCGCCGGACGGTGGCGGTTTGCCTTGTCGATGCAGAAGATATAGCCCTTGCCGGTCACCAGCTTGGCGTGCAGAGCCTTGGTGAAGCGGCGGTTGGCTTCCGGGTCGTCGTTCTTCAGCTTCTCCACGAAGGAGTCACGCACGATCCAGCCGTAGTTCTTCCCGTTGGGCTCGCTGACCAGACCGTCGACGGCCTCGTCCCAGTCGTCGTGCTCGATGTCCAGGTAGGCACCGATGGAGCCCCGGCGCTTGCCGCCCTGAGAGATCTTGCCAGTTGTGGTGAAGAAGTCTTCCATCACTTCCACAGCTCCGTTGGCCAGGCCACCAGTGGAGATCTTGGCTCCTCGTGGGCGGATGCCGCTGAAGTCTGCAGAGGTGCCGAAGCCCCACTTGGACAGCAATGCGGTCTCGCGCAGGGCGCTGTAGAACTCGTCCACACTGTCGCCGACCACCTGCCCAGAGCAGGAGACGACCATGCCCCGGTCGGTGCCCGTGTTGCCCAAGGCTGGGCTGGCGGGCGACAGGATGCCGTTCCACAGGAGGTTGAAGAACTTCTCCTCCCACTCGTCCTCGCGACCACGGAGGTGGCGGGCCAGGGTTCGGGCGATGGTCCGATGGCGACCGTAGACCGCCTCTTCGCCTTCGACCGCGTACTTCTGCTTGAACATCTGCCAACCCTGAGTCGTGTACCATTCTGGCAGCAGCCCGAGGGCCTGGAGCCGCTTGCGCTCGGCGCTGAGCAGCTCGAATTGTTGGATGGTGGCTTCGTCAACGCCACCCGTGATCTCAAACGCCATTTGCGAGCTCCTTCCGGAAGGTCAGTTTGTGCTTGGCCCAGTTGCGGGTGTACTGGAGTTGGGTGGCGGCGAAGAAGTCGGAGAACTTGAAGGTCGACAGCTGCTGGTAGAACCAACCGGACACGACACCCTTCTCGTCGCCGAACAGCGCGGGGTAGCCCAGGTAGGCCAGCACTACGTCGACGCGGTTGCGGATGAACTGAATGAGCTCTTCCTTCGTGATGACGCGTATGCCGCCCTTCTCGAAGATCATGTCGACGATGCGCAGCTCGTGCTCGTACACGTCCTGTGCCATGCGCAGGATGTAGTCCGCCAGCCGTTGCTCTTGCTCGACCGAGTGGTTGCCCAGCTGGACGCGCTCGGCCTTACACTGGCGGAAGAGCCAGCTGGAGGCCAGGGAGTGGAAGTTCTCGTCCTTCGCGGAGCCGTCGATCCCGGCGACGAAGTGGGGGATCATGTTGAAGCCCCGGCTGTTGAACGCCTTGAAGTACGCGAAGTTCGCGAACAGCACAGCACCCTCGAAGAAGGCCAGGGCGGCGGTGACTTCCAGGGCGTCCTTGGAGGCAGCCTTCTGACTGATGAACTTGATTCGCTGAGCCAGTACCGGGTCGCGCTTCCACTCAGTGTAGAACTCGTCGGTGGCCTTGCCCAGAACCTCGTTGCCCAGGGCGTAGAACGGGGCGTGGCTGCCCAGCTCGACGTGCGAGAAGCAGGCGCACATGCGCTGAATCTCAGGGCGCGGGAACATGCGGGAGATGGTGCCACCCCAGAACTCGTCGCCGCCGATCATCAGCTCGTACTGGGTGAGGATCGACTGGGCGGTGAGGATGCCGTGCAGCTCGCCCTCGGTCAGCTTGGTTCGGAAGTCGCCTTCATCCTCCTCGACACCGAGTTCCTCGGCGGGCCAGAAGATGTCCTGCTGCTGGATGGCCATTTCAACGGCCTTCGGGTAGCGGGTGACGTAAGAATCAGTTGGTGTTTCGATCTGACTAAGGTATAGTCTACCTTCGCCTTCCGGCGAAGTCTCCTTGTCGGTTGGTTCGTTCATGAGGAATCCTCTAAAACAGGGTTGGAGCGGTCAAGTTTATACCGGCAAGGGCTTGCCGGCATTACATCTTTACGACACGGACTGACTCTGCGGCTCTCGTGATTGCCGTGTAGAGCCACTGCTTGTGGTCCTGTCGCTTCCATTCGTCGATGACCAGAACCTTGTCCCACTGCGAACCCTGGGACTTGTGAACCGTCAGCGCGTATCCATAGTCAAATTCGTCGGCTTCCTTCTTCTCGTACCATTCCGGCTCTCCGCCGTGGAAGTAGCACGCGTGGGCCGAAGTCACGATCCGCTGCCCCTCCTCACCTAGGAGCTCCAGGTAGACCTGCCCGTCCCCGGTGTCTAGGGCTGGGCCGTCCACGCGCCAGAGGGAGCCGTTGAGCAGCCCTACGTCGTGGTTGTTGCGGAGGCAGACCAGCTTGTCGCCCAGGGACGGTAGCGGCTGAGCCGCTCCGGACAGTTCCCGGATTCGTGCGTTGTAGCTCTTCCGGGTGTCGTTCTTCCCGACCAGGATCTGGTCAGCGGAGAACACCCAGTCGCGCTGGAACTGGCGACCGTCGACGACCTCGCTCGAGCCGTACTGGCCAAGGCGGAGGAACCCTCCCTCCCGGACAATACGTGACATCTCAATGATGGGGTTGTCGCGGGCTTGGCGGTGGATGTCGGTCAGGAGGAAGTCGGCCTTCACGTTGGTGAAGAAGCCGGTGCCCTTGATGGGGGCCAGCTGCCCAGGGTCGCCCAGGGCGAGGATCGGCACACCGAACGACAGGAGGTCTTCTCCCATGGGCTGGTCGACCATGGACGCTTCGTCTACGATGAGGAGTTTCGCCTTGCGCAGCTCGGACTCGGACTTCAGGGTCCAGGAGGGGCGGCGGAGGTTCGCCTGCTCTGCGGCGATCAACTCCTCCAGCTCCTTGACGCGCTTCGGGCTGGCGTCCTTCTTCGTCTTCTCGCGCACCAGCTGCGACTGGAGGTCGCGGAGCCGGGCCTGACCCTTCTCACGCGGTGCATAGATCAGTTGGTGGATGGTCGAGGTGACCGGACAGCCCTTCATCTTGAGGACGTGGGTGGCCTTGCCCGTGAAGGCTGCGAAGATGACCAGACCGTCGATGTTGGCGGCTATGTGTTTCGCCAATGTGGTTTTGCCCGTCCCGGCGAACCCGAACAGGCGGAAGATTGGTTGCTCTTTCGTGCGGTTCTTGAACCAGTAGTCGATCGCCCGGAGGGCTTGGTCCTGCTGTGGCGCGAAGTCCATGGTGGCTCCTTTTCTCATGTGAAAAGCGGGAGGTCACCCTCCCGCTTCGTAGACCGCCGTTCGTTAGAACGGGGCCTTGCCGCCCTTCGGAGCGCCAGCAGTTTCGGCTTCCGCCTCGGCTGCCATTGCTTCATCGGGGTCACGGCCTTCGGTGGAGAGGTCAGCCTTCGCCTGACCGGACTTCACCAGTTCCATGCACTGGGCCGCTTCCTGGAACACGGAGTCGGCTGGAGCCAGACGGCAGGCTTCGGCGGTTGCGCCGTCGAAGCTGACGTCCCAGTTGTAGAACTCACCCTTGGCGTTCTTCTCCTTTACCGTCTTCAGGCGGTAGCGGTGGGCGAACAGCGGCGGGTTGATCTTACGACCGTCGGGCAGGCGCATCTGGACGGTGCGAGCCTTCGTCATCCACGCCTTGTACTTCTTGATCTTGGTCGAGGTGAAGGCGATGACCGCGTGAGAGGTCGTTTCGTCTTCGCCGACCACGATGCCGTAGACGTAGAAGGTTTCGATCAGCTCGTTGCCGTTCGGCATGGTGAACTTGCCGGTGCGGGCTGCGGCGCGAGCCTGGGCAACCACTTCCGAGTCGAGTTCGTGCATACCGACGATGCCACCACCAGCGTCACGCGGCACCCACTCGACGTACACGTGCTGGGTGTAGCACGGAACGAAGACGATGCCGTCCTTGCCCGACACAACGTCCTGGGTGACCTTGTTCAGGATGAACCCAGGCTTGGCGCTTTCCAGAGTCTCGAGCTCGGGGCTCAGGCCCTGGAGGACCGCCAGGAACGGAATCGAGTAATCGGAACGATCCTGATTCTCGAAGCCGGCACCGGCATAGTCGCCGTAGTCGTGGACGACGGGCAGGTTGGACTTGGCTTCTGCGACAGCTTTTTCGTTAGCCATGGTTGGCTCCTTGTTACATAGTAAGCAGCAGGCGGTTTAGCGTCCCCCGGTGCGATAGACGTCAGTCTGCCGACAAGCTCACCACTGCCCAGGTGACGGGATTCTGTGGTCGGTCGCCCAGGTTAGGCGATGACCGAAACTCGCTGGCGGTGGACACCAAACAGGTCCATCGGGATCTCGACGCCGTTGGAGAGCTGCTCGTTGACGAACGCCTTCAGGGTGGACGGGTGGACGGAGGTGTTGTCTTCCACCTCGAACTTCTCGCTGAGCTGCTTGGCCAGCTCTTCAGCGGTCTCGTCTTCGCCCTTGCCGAACTTGATAGCGACGTTGCGCTTGATCAGGCCAGCATAGCCGTTGTCACGGAGCCAGCGGAAGGCTTCGCCCTGCCGGGCCTTCGGGATCGAGGCGCGGATGGCTTCCTTGATCTTGATCTTCAGGCCGGTGCGGGTCTTGAACTCTTCCATGCCGAGCTCGTCCATCTTCTCGGGGATGATGCGCTCGCTGATGTCGCGGAAGCGGTCGCGGGCCTTGTCCAGCTGGGCTTCCAGGTCGGCGACCTGGGCAGCGGCCTGGGCCTGCTCGTCAGCGAGGCGGGAGAGCTCCGCCAGGGCGTTCTCCGAGGTAGCGGTGCTGTCGGTGTACTGGGCGTATGCCAGTGCGTCGTTGTCTTGGCTCATGTTTTCTCTTCCAGTTCGTGGCGGATCGCCGCCGTTACATTGCAAGATGAAGTCTGTTGAAGACTAAACCGGCCCGCAATCATTAAAGAGGCCGCGAACCTCGATTGGGAGATACTTGCCCGCCTTGCCGCTCCACTGGAGAACCTTGACCTCGCCGTCGGTATAGTCGGCAGCGATGGCAACCGCTAGCCCGATGATGACCGGGCTGCCGATCAGCAGCAGGTAGTCGTCCGGGGTGAAGTCCTTCAGCTTCTCGTGGAGTTCGCCCAGGAGGCTGTCGGGGCGGAACGGCGAGGCTGTGGGGCTCAGCAGGTAGACGATCTCGCCATACTCCTGGGCCGGGCTCACGTCGAACTTAGGGACCAGTTCACCCTTGGTGCTGTCCCATCGCATTGTCTTCTGGACCACGAACACGCGGCCCTTCTTCTGTTGGCTACTCATAGAGCCACTCCTTCAGTCGATCGCCAGTAATCTGACTGGCGATGTCAAGCTTATTCTTCAGCGCATCTATGACCGCCATGTCGACGGTCCCTGGGCACGCTAGGTCGATGTAGTTCACAGCCTGATCCTGGCCAATACGGTGAGCCCGGTCTTCGGACTGCAGTCGCTCCGCGAGCTTGAAGCTGTTGTTGTAGTATACAACGGTCTTCGCCCCGACGAGCGTCAGCCCTTCAGCCGCCACAGCTGGGTTAGCCACGAACGCCTGGGCCTTGCCGTCCTGGAACGCCTTCTTCGAGGCGGCGCGGGCGTCAACGTCCAGAGCTCCATCGTAGCGCACAGCCTCGATCTTCAGCTCCTTCATGAGGTCCATGATCAGGTCGATGTCCTTCCGGAAGCGGGCGAACACGATGAACTGATGGGGAAGATCCTCCACTATCTCGCCCAGGAGGGCAAGGCGCGGGTTCCCACCGGGCAGCATCGTCAGCTCAGGCTCCTTGCCTTCCTCGAAGGTTTCGACCGGCACGTAGCCGCACAGAGTCTGCTGAAGACGCAGGAGGCGGACAATGGCCAGCGGGGCAGTTACCATGCCGCCCAGGCGCTTGCCGGTCCCTTCGCAGGTTGGGCACTCTCCGGCGAAGCCTTCGTACTCGACGCGCCCAGTTCCGCCGCAGTTCCGGCAGTCTCCTTCGGAGAGCATGATCGCCATGAACTCTTCCTTGATGGACTCGTAGATCCGGCGCTGCTCGGCGGTCATGGTGAAGTAGCGGCGGCTGTACAGCTTCGGCGGCAGGTCGAGCACGTCCTCCTTCGTCACGCGGGAGCTGATCTGCTCCAGCAGGGCGTTCAGGTCGTTCAGACGGCGGTATTTGACAAGGACATCGTACTTCCGCCCAGTGTCGGTGGCCTGCTTGCGCCACACGCCGAAGTGGTTCTTGAAGACGGTGAACGGAGACATCTCCTCGCGCTTCCAGAAGTCTTCGTCCAGGAACAGCACTTGACTGTACACGTCGAACGGACCCTGGGTCACCGGGGTGCCGGACAGCACTCGGCGGAAGGCCGCGAACTTGGCGGATGCGACAGCCACCTTGGTCCGGGTCGCCTTGGGCGTCTTGATGCGCTGGCTCTCGTCGGCGACGTAGAGCACCTTGCGCCGCTGGAGCAATGCCCAGAGGAGCTCCTTCGCACGCTCGGTCACCAGCGAGTCGTACGTGATGGCCAGGAAGGCCAAGCCCTTGTGCTCGACCAGCTGCTGACACTGGGCTTGGTGGTACTTCGTACCGGCCTTGTCTCCAGCGTAGACGTGAGCGAACATCTGCTCTCGAATCCAGTCGGGCATGTGGGTTGGGATTTCGTCGGTCACCCAGTTCAGGTGCACGCCGGAGGGGGCGACCACGACGACGCAGTCGATCTGCCCCGAAGCGTAGAGGTGACCAGCGGTGTCGATGGTGATCTTGCTCTTGCCGGTGCCCTGCTCCCAGAAGATGGCGCGGGCTGGGGCGTCCTTGCTTCGCTCGAACTCTTCAGCTTGGTGCTTGAAGGGTTTTGTTTTCGGTTCATAGGGACGCATGTTCGTCCTCCTTTTCTAAGGGCCAAGGCGAATTATTGTGGCGCTGTCGCCCAGGCGCAATCACCTTGCACCCGACTTGGGTTGCTCCGCCCGACTCGGGTTGGGAGGCAACCCCAAGACAGCTAGGACCCGCGCCAGCACAGGGCTGGCTCGGGTTACTCGGGTTACTCGGGTGCTTTGCAAGTCGCTAGGCTTTTGAGGCCCAGGGCGGGGATAGCCGCCTCGGGAAGGCTATTTTCTTACTCCTCTTTCTCTCTAAAGAAAGTAGAGTAACTAGAGTCGGGGGCCTAGGACCCTGTGGGCATGCGGGGTTGCGGTGACTTTAGAAAAAGCAAGGCCACTAGCGCAACCCAAGCAACCCAAGCCGCTACCGGGCCGAACCCTTTCGCTTTTCCCAGGTGCGTGCACCAGCGTACCCAAGGTAGCCGACGCCGAACAGCGTGTACAGCTCCTCCGGGATGGCGGACAGCCACATCTTCATGCCGTTGGCCACCGCCTCGGCCATCGCCGGGTTGAACGCGGAGAGGAAGCCCATGGGGATGGCGGCCAGCAGCATCACGTACATAACGTACAAGAAGCTGGGTCGGGCGCGGCTGGTCCAGGGGTCCGCCGACTGGGCCTCCGCGAGGATTGCAGAGAGCTGCTGGGCGGTTTCCCGGAACGTACCGTCCTGCTGCGCCTTGAGCAGTGCTAGCTCCGCCTGGGCGCGTTCTGCGGCCTGCTTCTCCTTGTCCGGGAACATCTTGTCGATGAGCTTGGAGCCCAGCTCGAACACCGGGCCGATCAGGAGAGGGTTCATGCCGGGTACTCCTTGTGTGGCAGCTGGAAGTGCGGGCCGTCCTTGAAGGACTTCCAGTCACCGCCCCACTCGATCGGGACGTTGCACTCCTTCGCGGCCTGCTTCATCGCTGCAGCGATTTTGTGGTAGAGCGGCCAGTCCCAGCGGACCTCACCAGCGACGTAAGCGCCCAGGTCGACCGCACGGGAGAGGCCATCCTTGCCGGGGAGGTGGCGGCTGTTCATCGTCTGGCTGGCCCCAGCCTTCACCAGCTCGCGCTGGCGCTCTACGGTGCGCAGGGTCTCGAGGACGGTAAAGTCGACCTCAGTCAGTTCGATGGCCCGGTGGACCACGCGAACGAGGTCTGGGTGGACGGTCAGCAGTCGCTGGACGGAGCGGTGCCCCAGGATGAACTTAGACATCGGTGTTACCTCCGGTCAATGATGGTTGCGGGCTGCTGCTGGAGCGCCCTGAGACGGATGTCCTGCTCGCGCTCCTCGGCGTCGCGCTTCTGGGCGCGTTCCTCCAGCCGGTCGATCCGCAGCGTGTCCACCTGGGAGGACTCGCGGAGGCTCGTCACGTTGGTGAAGGTCCAGCCAATGGAGGCGAACACAGCGACCTGGACGACGCCCATGATGATGCCAGCGGCCCAGGAGGCACCGCGCACGCGGTTGGTCCAGGCTTCGACCTTGCGGTCAGTGGTGAGGATTTCCTTGTGGACCTCGTCCCGGACGTTGTCCAGGGCGTCGTGGCTGATCTTGCGGACTTCGTGGAGCTCGCGCTCGTGGGCCTGCTGCCACTGCTTGGACTCTTCGAACCGCTCCCACAGGAGGCGGACGTTGTCCTGGGTCTGCTTTGAATAGATTGCGAGCTCAGCAATGGTCTTGTCGAGCGAAATGAGAGCGGCCATAGTGGCCTTGATTTCGGAGACGTTCTCCCCGACGGTCTTCACTTGTTCTCTCAGTTGCGCCAGCTCGACGGCTACTGCTTGTTCGTTGTCGGCCATGAGCTGACTCCCCAGAAAGCGAAATGATCTGGGGAGTCATCTTACATGACTCCTGACGGAGGGCTATGTCAGTACTGGCGTGAGCCTGTCAAGAATTAAGGAGTTCTGGAGAGGCTCCCCGTCCGGGTCCAGTGCGATTGCATAGTACGCAGAGGAATCATACATGAGCCGCTGGAACTCGTAAGAACCATCCTCCGCCGTAATGGCCGTGCCAACCATAACTCCTGTGGAGCGAAGGTAGAGGCGCACCCTCGCGTTCTTGACAGGAACCTCCTGCTGGTTGGCCAGCTGCCTGACGTAGCCGCGCACAGAGTACCAAGCATACTTGCGACCTGACCCTGCCTGGGGCTCCCACCACAGCGGGTGGTCGGGCATGTCCACCGGCCTCTCGTAGACCATCGTTGGGGGAGTCCCAGCCGTCGGAGATCGCGCAATGGCGATCACCGTCAGGCCAGAGCGTACGAACGAGACAGTGCCGGGGTCGTGAACAGCGACCCTGGCTCCGATGGTAACGTTAATTGGTCCGAGGTCTGCCATGGTTACCTCCAGGTGTCGCTGATCTCCAAGGCGCATCGGCATTGGTAGTGCTTAAACACCAGGAAGGTTCTCCCTGCGAGCTCTCCCTGGCCCTCAAACGTGTCCCCGTGTGCGAAGACGTTCTGGAGAGGAGCCCAGACCCCCGGCAAGGTGCCTCGGATATGGGCTCCACCTGCGGTCCCCGGCTCATGAACCCAGACAGGGGAGAAGATAAGCCCACCGTCTGGGCCGTGCGGGTACGACAGATAGGAACCGACAGCTCCCCAGATGCTGCTGGCGCCAGACTTGTAGTAGTCATGGTGCTGGCCAGCCGGCAAAGAACCTCCCAGGTTGCTGAACGAACGTGCCAGGAATAGGCCAGGGTAGCTGGCGTTGAGAGTCGAAGAATCGAACGGCACGTTGTGAGACGTGTTGAACGTTGTGTTCTGGTGCCCCCACAGAACAGTAGCCGATTCGTCTGTGGTGCCGTACTTGTTGATGTCACCGAAGTACATGAACTCGCGATAGTAGTCTGACGACTGGGTGCTAGTTTGTTCCGGTGCCGTCTCGATGGAGAGATAGAACAGCTTCTCGTCGGCAACGAGGATCCAGTTGCGGGCGAAGGAGGCCGTCCCACTCTGGAACAGCATCCAGTTCAGGCCTCCGGCGTACTGACTCTCAGTGGGGAACTGCCCCAGCCCCGTGTTCACGTCCGTCATGGAGGTGAAGCCCTTCACCTTCGCCATGCGGCTGGTGGCCGCCGTAGAAGTGTCGTCGACCCGGAGGTACATGCCGTTGCTCCCGGCCCCCTGCTTGAACGCAGCGATGTTCGTGCCTACGAAGGGCTTGGTCCACCCAGCGGGCAGCTTGGAGCCATAGCCCGTGACAAGGCACTTGTCTAGGAGATTGATAAGATCACCGGCGCGGGAGCCCAGGATCTGGGGAGCGTCGGTGTCGGTGGACTTGTAAACTCGAACGGTCATGGTTGCCTCACATAGCTAGTAGAATCATAAAGTTGGCCCTGAGTGGGCCGGTGTCCGGCTGTGGTTCGCCTCCTGGATCCTCACCAGCCAGGAAGAGGAAGCTGGCGGAGCTGCCGCTGGGCGGCAGGTAGCCGGTCCCTGGGAACAGAAACTCGGCGCTGTTTAGGTCGCCGAAGCTGAACACAGCAACCGAACCCGAAGGGGCCTCGTAAGACTCCCCACTGAAGTTCGCTTCCTCTTCCGGTACGTAGCCCATACTATAGCCCAGGGATGATCGAGACCAAGTCGTACTTGGAGTCTTCCCCGTCGTAGATGAAGCCGATCTTGTCAGCCTTACCCGGAGCCGTGGAAACTGCGTACGAAGTAATCAACGAGTTGAACCGCACGCCCGCTGGCAGAGAAACTACCCTGCCGCCAGTGGAGTCTTGACGCATCTTGATCAGACATGCCTGCCCGTCGAGAGCGCCCGAGAAGCTAAGAGCGACGTTCGCCGTGAGCGTCACTCGGATTTCATCGTAGGCACCCCAGTCGCAAGCAAGCGTCCCTGAGTTGGTGTCAGGAACAACCAGGATGCGCTTCTGGTATGCAATACCGGGGGCTCCAGTGTCGCCCTTCTCACCCTTCAGCGAGGCCAGCCACTCGGTTAGGGTTCCGACGAAGCCGTCGCTCATGGCGAGTGTGTAGGCGCTGGCTCCAGTGTCGCCCTTCTCTCCCTTCAGTTCCGAAAGAGGCACGAGGTCGATCCAGGCGGTGTCGCCCTTCAGCCTCCACTGGATATGGGTGGCGGTCTTCTGGAGCTCGACTTCCTTGCCGTTGCTGGCGAAGTAGGGGAGGTCTGACCACTTGGTGGTCCCGTCGCCGATCTTCAGGCGTATGGCCTGCCCAGGGTCGATGGTGAGACCGATCTCCCCGCTCCACAGAATGGGGTTCTTGGCCGTCCAGTTGGTCGTGGTGTCCCGCTTCTGGGCGAACCGCTGGGGGATGACTATGTCAGCCATTTACGCGCCTCCGCCGTCAAAGATGATGCTATCCGGGACGTAGGTCCCAGCGGTGATTGTGCTGGCTGTCGTTCCTGCTGGCGGGGTGTAGGCGAAGGTTCGCCGGTGCCGCATGAGGCTCGGGCCATTGTCGGTGATAGAGTATAGCTCCATCGTGACGTTGCCAGTAAAGTTGAGAACAGCAGTGGCTTCGGTCCCGGAGACGTCAGTCTTCTCCGCCAGCACTGAGTTGTTCGAGGCGTTCAGGAACCGCAGTCCATAGCGGGTCTTGTCCTCTGGGCCGATGCTTGCGTAGTCCTGGTCGATGATTGCGCCGGTGGTCTGCTGGGTACGGCTGCGGTGTGCCCAGGTGATGCTCAGCTGGCCGCTCAGAGAGGTGGGGTAGGCAACCGTGTTGAGCCGCACCCTCCCCGGTGGGTAGGGCCGCGCTGCTCGCCCCTGGATGAGCGTGGAGCGGGCTGGAGCGGAGGCCAGCTCCAGCGTACCCTGGCCCGTGACTGGGCACAGCTTCACATAGGCGGTCTCCCCGACTGCATACTCGAACGTGTCCGTCTCGCAGAAGTCATCGTAGAAGAAGAAACGGGAGTTGGCCGCGTGCGACTGAGGGATGGTGTCGAGGAGCCCACGCTTGACAGTCATCGTCGTGTCCGTGATCGACACCACTGACATGATCTCGTTGTTGAGAGCAACGTAACTGTCCACAGCGACCTGTGAGAGATCTTCCCCAGAGGTCAGCGAAAGAACCGTCTCAGTCTCGCCGATCGCCACGCCCAGCAAGGCGGAAGGGCAGAAGTCGGCGGTGCCTCCCTGCTCGTACCCGCTATTGGCGCTCGTACTGGAGAAGATGCGGCTGTTGATGGCATCCCCGACAGGCCGTGTGCCCGTAGTAACAATGTAGCCGGTGTCAGCGCTGATGCCCTGGGCGTTTGTCTCCCCGATGCGCTGCACCAGCTCCCAGTACGGAGCCTCCATTACGATCTGGTAGGGCACCGGGGCAGGTGCCGAGTGTGGAGGAGTCCAACCGCTCGGAGGTGGAGGCGCGTAGATGGCTTCGGAGAGGGCAAACACGTCCTCCGCAGCGGTGATCTTGACGATGTTGCTGCCCAGGGTGCCCAGCTCTACGTTGGAAACCCGCATCACCATCTTCTCAACGCCGAACCGGGGCCAGCTGAACACGAACAGATCACCGATGTTGAGCCCTGCGGCCTTGCGGGTGGCGTATATCGTAGCGCCCGCCAGAGGCGTCGAGAGGGCCTTCAGGTCGCGGGCCGCCACCCTGGTCGCGATGGTGCCGTTGGTGAACCCGGTGTACTGCATGGTGGTCCCAACGGTGGCCTGCTGCTGGGCCGCGAGCGCGATGTCCTGGACGGTGACCGAACCCTGCTGCCCTGTGGAGGCGTCCCAGTACACAACGGTGATAGAGTTCGTCAGCTCCCCAACGGTGTTGCGCTTGAAGTCGGAGACTCTCTCAATGGAGCTCTCGTCGAGCACAAGGAGAGTGTCGATGTTGTATCCACCCCGAGCTAGTTTCAGCTTGAACTTGCCGGAGCTGCGATCTACGAATACTGAGCCGTGGATGTGCTTGAGAACTTCCTGAATGAAGTCCTTGAGCTCCATTGAGCGGTCCCACAGCAGTGACATACCCATGCCCTCGGAGAAGAGCTGGTCCGCCGCAGCGCGGAAGGTGTCCTCGTCGATGTCCTCCTCCGGGTAGCCCATGCCCCAGTCAGGGTCGGTCAGGCACTCGCGGATGATGTGGGCCGGGTTCATGTCCTGGCCGATGGCAGCCTTTGCTATGTACCACTGGGGAATGCCGTCCTGGCGAACCAGGATGCGCTGGCCCCAGAAGGCCCATCGTTTGATGTATGGGTTCATCCCTACGTAGCACTGGCGCAGGATTGCGCCCACCACTCCACGGAACGCAGGTATGGCAGATCCAAGTCGACCCTGTAGGTAGTCGTTCCGCCCCTGGGAAACAGCCCCGAGCGCGACGTCGACTTCCCCGCTTACCCCGCCCTCTCGCTCTTCGCCGCCGAACAAGTCTGGCTTGTTGATCGAGATGCGGCTGGTGGCCTTGCCCGTCCACGCGACCTTGCCATCAACGTCGACGCGTGTGATAGCATCAATTGGGCCGTGGCACAGAATCATGTGGATGCCGAGGTGGTACTTGTAGCCGACTGTTTGTGCCTTGCTGCTGCTACTACCCACGAGCCACCTCCACCACGTCCTGGACCATCGCGTCGTTGTTAGAAGCCTCCAGGAGCTTCTCGGCAGGTATGCCGTTCGCCAGAAAGTCGGAGTAATCCAACCCACAGCGGAGGAACAGTTCTCGCACTCCCCTTGCGCAGTAGCGCAGCTGGCGGCAGTGCTCCATGCGGACTATAACCTGATCTGTCACTTCTTGCCACCCTTCTTCTTGACGGGCACGGCCTTGAGGTGGCCGTACCACACTACGTTAGGACCTTCGATAATTCTGGTGCCGAACAGAACAGGGATCTCTCGACCTACCTCTGCGGTTGGCAGTTGGAACTCGCTGAGCCCTGCCGGGGGCCTGCTCTCCGGCTTGGGAGCCATGACGTAGGCCACAACGATGGCGATGACTGCGATGACTAGTGCTACCCAGCCCATGGTGAACTCCTCAGACGATTGAGCTGCCGTCGAACGGATTTCTCGTCGGGACCCAAGGGAACCCTCCGAAGTTATCCAGGTTGTTGAACTTGCCCTGGCAAGTGCCCATGAGGTGGTCGCACCCAGGGTAGATCTTGACGACCATCCCACCCACGAGCTCGGGCAGGGGCCTCGCAAGAGTGACGATATCCCCTGAGTGGGCTGTCAGGAACCGCGAGGCACCGCTAGGAGCGATTAGCATACCACCCGTGAAGTAGCCGTCCCCCTTGTTCGCGGAGCCCGCCACCCCGACACGGAGCCCACCAGCGATGGATATCACCTCGCCGTCGAGCCGGTAAGCCTCGCGGTTCACGTTGCAGCCCCTGGCGTACAGGGTGCGGCGGCAGCCGTACTCGAACTTGGCGCGAAGCCCAGGGCGCTTGATCGAGGTGAACACTGACTCGCAATCGATGTTGACAGTGTTCCCGCTGGCCTTGGCTCCGACCACCCGACCCTTCCAGTAAGTCATGAACTCTGCAGCGGCGTCGCCGTAGTGCCCACGGAGGACTGAGACTGTCGTGACTTCCTCCGGCGCGAAGCCTAGGAACTGGGAGGCGAACTCATCGTCCCGTGGGAAGGTGAGGCGAAGGCTATCCTTGAAGGTGTCCTGGGTCTGCTTGATCCGATCCCGGACCAGCGGCATGGGCTTGTAGACCTGGCCCAGGCGGATGACCTGCTCCTCTCCGCTGGCGTAGTACCACCGGCTGAGACCCTGCGTGAACTCGTAGAGCTCGACCGGCGTCCCCCGATCGAGCGAGTCTTCAAATTCGGAATAGCTCATTCAGGCGTCTCCGTTACTGGGATAGAGATCGTGGCCCGACCAGCACTGGCGTGGGATACATCGATCTTGTCAGCGTTAAAGCGGACATGGGACATGAAGCAGATGAACGCCACTTCGCCGATTGTGAAGGCGGTGCCAAACGACTCGTCCAGGTTCAGAATCTCGTTGCCCTGGGGATCCACCGAGGCGTTCAGAACTCGGCGGAAGAACCTTCTGCCGTCGTTCAGCTGGACCATGATGTCCTTGATGCCGTAGTATAGAGGATAGCTGATCGGGCGGACAGTCAGCGCTGTGCTCTGGGCACCTTGGTTCTCGACCATGATCAAGTCCGGGTTCCAGCTCGGCAGCCAGAACGCCTTCTGACGGCCACGACGAGAGTGGATCCAGCGGCGAACAGCCCAGCGGTCGGCTCGGGTCAGGGTGTCGAACGTGACCATCTTGGTGCTAGTCACCCAGTCGTTCTGGATGTCTACAATCACAGGGCCGGAACCGTTGTCGAACTCATCTGTGCTCCGGACGAGCCTTTCCGTCAGGTCTCCGACAAGCACAGGTCGCTCCAGCATGACATCCTTACCACGGTAGGTCGGCCAGGAACCGGAGCCTCCGAGGTCTTTGTTCACCGTCACCAGGAACGTGGCCTTGGCCGTGGCAATATCGTTGCTGGAGCGCCGGAACTCCATCCCCCCTGGAGTGCGAGCGAACCGGAGCGGGGCCACGTAGGCGTTCATGAAGCTGGACTCGAGTGGGAGCTTGAGAGCGACCGAAGTCGGCGTGACAGTAGTCGTTTCCACCGCGACCCACTTGCTGTCGCTCTCCCAGAGTATGACTAGATCGTCGGCCCGATAGTCCGCCTGGGTCGTGTCGAGTTGAAGCTCAGACGTGCCCATGGGGAGAGCGCCCAGGCGGGTCAGCTCGGACCAGACCGGGATGCCGTAGACCCGGTGGGCCCACTGGGTGGCGATGGCCTTGGCACGGCTGAACTGGTGGTTATCAAGCTGGAAGTCGAACGAGAACGTCTGTCGCGGGGCCGCTCGCAGCGCGAGACGCTGCTCGTTCTTGAAGCTCGGGATGATGTCGGTTTTCCATTCAAGACCTTCGCGGTGCTTGGTCTGGGGCATGAACGGCCACACCACCACTCTTCGACCAGTGATGCGCAGCGTCGGGTTTTCGCCCTGGAAGTCGAAGGTGTACGTGGCGTCGATCACCGGCGACCCGTTGGTGCTGATGTTCAGCACGTAAACTCTGGTCTCGAGCGCAGCGAAGTAGGTTGGGGCTGCCTGCGGCTGAGTCAGCTGAATGCCATCCGTGCCCACCTGGGTCACGGCGTTCAGCAGCTGTGGCTCCAAGTAGGCGCTCCACACCTCCACCTGACGAACCTGGGTGGACAGGAGGTTGCCCAGCTCCAACCGGGAGGGCTGTATGTGGATGCGGTTGTAGAAGTCGTCCAGGAAGGTTGGCCTCCGCTGGGCCGCTACCCGGTTTTCCACCTCGCCGATGGGTAGGTTGCTGGTTACGACGCCCCTAGAGGCTGCAGACGGGGCGAGCACGTTGTCGAGGTACGGCGGGCTGCCGTCCTCGTAGAACACGCCGTCTGCCCCCTCCTGCTGCCCCGGAACGGGGCGTGCGCCGTAGAGGACGGGATACTTCCCGAGGATCACGACCTCAGCCATTTCAGATCACCTTCTTGTGTGCGATACCGCGCTGCCAAGAACGACCACCCTTTTGATACCAAGGAAACACCTTCCAGGTGTCGCTGCCCAGGGTGAACTCGTCACCTGGAAGATACTTCGTCATGTCCATGTAGCGCATGCCCGGCACAACTCCCAGCGGGCTGAGGAACTCACCCCCAATCTGGACAGAGACCACGTTGGGGGTCAGCATCGCGATGCCGTTCAGCGGGTTAGAGCCCAGCTCAGCCAGCAGGCCATCGTGGGTGAACCCACCCTGGCAGCACTGGCTTGTCTGCGTGTAAGATGGCCAGCGAGCGGAACCTGCCCACCCGTCGAATGCCCCGAAGGAGCATCGAACGTAAGAGGCGGAGTTCATCGTGGACGCGAACTGGGCCGACCTGAAGGGCACTTCTTCGCCAGCGAAGTTGCCGTTGTCAATATCACTGCCCAGCCACGTGTTCGAAGCGGTCGAGTTCGTTACATGGTCGTTCCGCGTGGAGTAGAAGAATCGGCCACCGCCTGCGACAGCGGGGTTGAAGAGGTCCAGCGATCCGAAGCCAAGGCGCTGGAACACGCCGGTCGTGACTTCCAGCTCCAGGTAGATACACTTGTCGTCCGGTGCCAACAAGTGGTAGGTCGGAAACGGGCCGAAGTTGGTGACAAGCGGCAGGAAGGCATGGGCTGCCTGCGACGCGTCGGCGGAACGCCGGGGATACCCAGGTTGAAGGTCCCAGGCTGCGCCTCCCGAGTAGCCATCGGATCCGGTCAGGACGATGCCATACTTAGGATTGGCTGCTGTGCCGGAAGAGCTTCCGTTGACCAGGACGCTCTGACCCTGCTCATAGGAGCGCATGTTGAAGAAGGCCGTGCCCTTCTGGACACACAGCTCTCGCCCGTAGGTGTGTGTGCTCCAGCGGTTGACAGTCCAGCCCTGGTCGATGGCGAACAGTCGAATCTTGTCCAGCAGATCGTTGACGCCGCTAGCAACCCCAGTTTGATATCCCATGACAGCCCCTTAGCTCAGTTCGAGAGACCAGTATTCGTGGACTTCAGTACGAGCCACGTTCTGGAGAATGATGTGGTTCTTCCCACCCACCACTGCAGTGTTCTCAGCTGCGTTGCTGAACCCGGAGATCTGATATACTCCTTCGAGTTCGCCCCAGACCGCAGCGAACGGCAATCGCTGATGGATGATGAGCGGTTGAGTGAGGTAGCCTCCTCCCATAATCTCCCTGTAGTCTCTTCGGGCAAAGCCGGCAGTGTTTCCATGGTGCCGCGTCGACAAAGGCCACATGCCTCGGCGAGGCCCGCTGAAGGTGGGGGCTGTGCCACCGGAGTAACCGGATGCTATGATGGCATTCGGATCCGAGCCGGAGCGGGTATATCTCTGCCCGACGAAGCCCCAGGTGCCGTCCGGCAATCGAAGGTATAGTGTAGTGTCCACGCTCTCGGCACTAGCGTCCGGGTCGCCCCCACACCCAGGGCAGACGAACACGCTGTGGCGAAAGCTATTGAACGAATAACGCCATACGTCGGAGCGAGAACCCGAGGTGGGGACCAGAGAACCGCCGATGGCCAGTGGGTACGGATATTGTCCAGGGGTGGCGTACGGGAGGATGAACCCCATGTAGCCTCCCTCGTACTGGGTCGAAACCTTGACACCGAACCGGAAGGATCGCCCAGAGGCTGCGAACCAGTACGGCATCTGATCGTTCCACAGTGGCACCATCGGCACTGCCAGCGTATAGCCGCCCTGCTGATTGCGGTAGCTGGGCAGAGCGCCGGGCTGCTCGAACCAGGAGGTCACGTTCGGGTCGTAGCCGGTGTAACCATTGATGAAGAGATTATACCACCCAGCAGCGCTGTCATACTCGGTAGCGAGGCCGGTGTAGATGGCATCGGCCCCCGCGTTGCCTCTCGCCTTCAGCACACATTCACTGCCGAAGTGGTTGGCAATCTCGCCAGAGGCGGTCATCAGCAACACGCTGTCCCAGTAGGCGGTGGTGGCAGTAGTGGATCCATTCTGCAGGCTGTCAATGCGGAGCCTCCAGTAAAGGCGGGGGCCTGTTGCGACTGGCACGTTGAAGCTCTTCTGCTCACCCATGGCGTAGGTCGGGTTCGAGCTTACAGTGAGAGCGGTGGTCCAGGTTGCACCATCGTCAGAATACTGAAGTCGGAAGTTTGAGATCATGGTGCTCACAGCGGAGCTGTATGGGCTTCTCAGCCGGACACTCGTGATCTCCTTCGCCACCCTCAACTTCATGGTCATGTGGGAAGTTCCGGCCACGACGCCCCCACCCTGGACCGCCCCAATGGAGTTCGCGCTGGTCGGGTTGTCGCTGCCCAGGGTGCGATTGTCACGTCGCATGCCGTGGATGGGTCGCTTACCACCAGCGACGGAACTGTCAACCTCGGTGAAGTTAATCGCCAGAGATTCCAGGTTGTCGCGGTAGACTTCCAGAACCTCCCACTGTTGGTTGGCCTCCACCAGCGCGGGGCTGGTGGTCAGGAAGTTGAGGATCTTCGTGAAGAAGTCCTCCATGTTGGCCGCTGTGCCTACTTCGAACGCCATGTCAGCTCCTTATCGACCGAGGACAGCTTGGTTACGCTGCACCACGTTCATGATCATTTGCTCGCCGTCGTCCGTGCCGAGGTAGTCGCCCACAACGGACGGATCCATCACGTTGATGTTGCGGACGTTCACCACAGGAGGAGAGGCCTGAGCACTTTCCCCGGAAGTTTCGCGCATCATCCGCTCCGTGGCAACTCGCCCAGTGACAGAGGCCGGACCACGAACTATTTCAGGGCCGTACTCTCCTACGATGCCGAACTTGCCGGCAGGGATCTGGCCGCCCTGGTCGTATGCACCCGAGAAGTTCGACCCCTGAATCTGGGAGACGATGCCGGCCCCAGTCGCCGCGACCCGTGCCATCTCAGCGAGGTTGGCGGGCCACCCCAGCTCCTGGGCCTTAGCGAGGCCGGTGGAAATGGACATTGCGGCCTGGGCGATGGAGAACGCCTTGCTTACGGCGAAGAGAGCCTTGTAAGCCTTCGACTGCTCGCCACCGTAAGCCTTCGCCAGCCCAGCCATGCCGTCGAACAGCTGAGCCGCTCCGTTCAGCTGGGTCTGGAGCCGCTTGTTCTCCGCCTGAGCCTGCTCCTCGTCGAACTGTTGCTTCAGTCGTCGGAGAAGATCCTGGCGCTCAACCTCGGTGACCGCTTCGCTGTCAAGGATCAACTGCTTCTTGCGATCATATGCCTGAATCAGCATCTCCTCCTCGGTGAGGAGGCTGTTGTAGAGCGAATCCCGCTCCTGCTGCCGCTGGGCTTCGATGTTGGCCAGAGCCTTGTCCCGCTCTTCAGCGACCCGAGCTTCCATCTCGGTGCGCTGAGCCGACTCCAGGTTCTTGGCTTGCGCGATGATCTCCATGCGCTTCTGGTAGGACTCAGCGATGGCTTCCTCTTCGGTCATCAGCTGAGAACGCAGGCTCTCCACCTCGGAGTTCTGCTGCTCCTGGATCTTCTCGAGCTGTGCCGCATGGTCCTGGTCGAGCCGCGCTAGAAGGTCTGCCCGCTGCGCAGAGCCGTCCGGGGTGTTGGCCTCAATGATGGCCCTGCGCTTGGCGTAGGACTCAGCGATAGCCTCCTCCTCGGTCCGTAGGGAGGCCACCAGATTCTGGAAGTCCTTCTCCCGCTGCTTGGCCGCACGCTCCTGCTCCTTCGAAGCCCCGGAGGAGGCCGAGGAACCACCATCGCCGCCGACCTTGAAGCCAGCCAGCCGGTCGCCGCCCTGTGCCCTGCGAGCTTCCTGGTCCTTGTCGTACTGCTCTCTCAGCTTCTTCGAAGCGGCCATCTGATCGTCGAACGACTTCAGTGCCGCATCGCGCTCCGCCATGATATCGCTGATGGAACTGAGACGAGCCTCCGCCAGGGCCTGGTAGCGTGCCGCGTGCCGCTGGGCAGCGGAGTCCAGGGTGTCGTCGTTGAAGATGGCCTTGACAGAGTCTGCCCAGAGGGTCGCGTCGGACTTCATCAGTTCCAGCTGGTGGGAGAACTCCACCGCTGCGATCTGGACGAAGGCCCGCACGTTCTCTGGGAAGTTCTTGAAGGCGTCGATGATGAAGTCCACCACGGCGGAACCTTCGTCCGACCACTCCCCAAAGTTGTCCTTGATGAACTTGGTTAGAATCTGAACGGTCTGCTGTATGTCCTCTCCGAAGCCGGAGAACTTGCCTGCAATTGCGTCCAGGTAGCCCTCCATCTCGCCAGAAGAGAGCATCGCGTTCAGCTCGGCCAGCACATCAATAGCGAGGCGCACGCCGTCCTCGATGACATCGCCCACGCCCTGCTGCGAGACATTGCGGAATAGAGCGTCCCACTCGTCGCCCAGGTTGGAGAGCGCCCCGTCGAGGGTGTCCATTCGAGCTGCCATGGAACCGGCGAACTCGTTCTCGCCGAGGCGCATCAGGTACTCTTCGATTTCCTGGGCGTTGTTGCCGATCTCCGTCTTGACGCCACGGAAGGTGAAGGTGACCTTGTCACCCTCCTGCTTGGCCTTGATGCCGAACTCCTTGAGACGTTCGAACTCGCCGGTGGAGGCGTCAGCGACGGCCTCGATCAGCTGCATCATGTCCTTGCCCATGGCCGAAGCGGTGTTGCCGTAGGACTGCAGGGCTCGCTCGCTGGGCGTGAGGCCCAGGTTCACGAGCTTGGTGAAGCCGTCGGTCACTTGGGCGAGGTCGTACGGAGTGTTGGCTGCGAAGTCCTGGAGCGCCTCGAATGCCTGAGATGCACCCTCGGCGGAACCTGTGGCGGTTACGAGCCCAGCATTGAGAACGTCGAACTGGCGTTGTACGTCGACCAACTTGTTGAGAGCTGCGGTAGCCGAAACCACCGCAGTGAGCGGTCCGAGCAGGCCCTTGAAAGCGCCCATAAGACCGGAGGAAGCTCGTTCAGCGCCCCCGGCGCTCTTGCCCAGGGAGTCCAGGCGGCGCTGCGCCACCTGGGCTTCCAGGGACTCAATTCGAATCTGTAGCCGAGCGATATCCGTCATGCTGCACCTTCCAGAAAATCCTGTCTAACGACTTAATCAGTTCTGCCTCCCAGCCTTGGAGCCGCTTGCCCGTCAGACTGGACCAGTGGTGCAGCTCTGAATACGTCAGCGGCTGGCCGGTGAACACTTCCCTGTACCACTCCCACACATACTTGAGTTCCTCAGGCAGGGCAGGGGCCTCGGCCAGCTGCCTGGGCTTCCTCCGCAAGGTCTTCCAGACCTGTTGGAGGCTCGCCCGAAGCGTCTGCTTCGACCCCTTGGGTATCAGATCGAGTCGGAACTCGTGCTCGGCGAAAGCGGCGAGCTGCTCGATCTTCCTGCGAAAAAAAGTGCGCGACGGCTCGCTGTCCGGTCAACCGCCTCCTGGATCTGAGGGGCCTCCCGGAAGAAAGCCATCACGTTCTCGAGAGTGCACTCCTGCTCGAAGGACCAACCGACCACGAGACTGGCGACCAGCTTACGCTGGGATTCGGCGATCAAGCGAGTGCGCTCTGCCAGGTCTTCCACGGAGGCGATCTGGAAGGCGTCCCGCTTGGAGTTAGCCTCCGCTGTGCGGAACTCGTCCGAGTCGATACCACGCACACGTAGCCAGTGCTCGGTCTTCTCCCCGGTCGGGGCGTACAGGGGCAGCTCGATGCCTTCGTTGGCGATGGAGCGCGTGAAGAACGCCTCCATCCCAGTCTTCTTGGTCGTGTCAGTCATTATGCAGGCGTCCGTTCGATGATGAGGTTGGTGCCAGTGGTGGAGTCCAGCAGAGCCTGGAAGGGCATGCTGAGGGTGACCGGGCCTTCGCCCTGAACATCCGGCTGGCCGCCGTTGTACTTGATGCGCGGGAGCTTGAACTTCAGCACGTTGCCAGCGCCGTCCGGCAGCGTGAACTCGATGTCAGACTCAACTTCGTTCACGAACTTGTCGAGCAGGACGGAGTCTTCGAAGTAGGCAGTGATAGTGCCGGAGACATTCGAACGACCGATGGACGGGCGGATCGAAGCCTTCGAGCCCACGACGTAGCGAGCCTCCAGGCCGTTCTCGATGTTCAACTGGATCTCAGTGATCACGGCGATCAGCGAGCCGTTCTCGTTCAGCGTACCGGAGAACGAGTCCAAGGGCGAGGTGGTCGAGGCAGCACTGTAGGTCGCGCCAGCGAGCTGGGCAGTGTCCGTCGCGAAGTTCTGGCCGATCACGCCGAAGGTGGCGGTGACCATGGCGTTCGCAGCGATGGCGAGGCCCAGGGTGTTGAACTCCACGCCCGTGAAGCGGTGGTACGGCTTCTGGGCAGCCTGGAGGTCGCCGAAGAACCGCTCGACGGTGAACGAACGGCGGATGGTGCCAGCCTTCAGCTGGTCGGTGCCGACAGCGGGTGCGTCGGTGGCCCAGGTGCCGCAGAGCACAGCTTCCAGCATAGTGTCGAACGAGCCGTAGCTCAGTTCAGCGCTGATGTCACCAGCGGTCTGGAACGCACCGTGGCGGAAGTCGGCGATCTGACGGTCGTCGCGGATTTCCTCTGACTGGAGGGCTTCCTTCGACAGGCCGAGCGTGGTGCCGGTGTGGCGGATAGGCGTGAACGCGGGGTTCGCGGGGGTGACGCCGTAGGCGACCTCCGGAACGAGTCGCATCGAGTGGCGGGAGCCGTTAGCCATGACAATTCTCCTTTAGGAACGAGGTG